GTACGGTATCCGGCTCTGCTACATCGCAGACAATCACCGGTTCGAGCACTTTATTCGTTTCAGAATATCGCGAGGGTGATTATATCAAGTTCACTAATTCCGGTGTCTATGGGCAGGTTCAATCAATTGCTAACGACACTGTACTTTATCTAACAGCTAATGCTGGTGTGAGTATTGTATCGGATACTCATAAGATTGGATATCCAGCATTTGCTCCAATTCCGCTTGAGCGTACAGCACGTGGAGCTACAACAACCGGTGATCTTAAGCAGCTGACTATTAGCACCGGTACGCTAATGTTCACACCGGTACAGGTGGCAGTGACATATAATATTCGCGAATCAGGTGTAACACCAGTCGCTAAGACTGTTAATAGAACCCGTTATGTGCGACTCTGTCTCGCAAACAATGCCGGCTCTGCTACAGGACCGTGGTGCCTAGGCGTTCCCGATGCTTTCCGTCTAAAGAAAGTTTACAAGGGCGCTAACGCTACATTCGGTACATCAGAAACCGATATTACACAGAACTTCTATATTGATCATAATCAGACAGAAGACTATTATGATCTTTCCTATCTGTATACCAAGCCAGGCAGTGACGCTCTAACAACCGCTGATTGGCTTCTAGTTGAGTTTGATCACTTCTCGGTTACACCAGGCGCTGAAGGTCTGAAAGGCCCCGGTGGTTCTGGTACATATCCTATTAATGATGCTACGCTCCTTTCTGCAGCAACAACTACTATTAATACTGTTGAAATCCCTGAAGTGTATGGTGCAAGAGGTACATACTACGATCTTCGCGATCAGTTTGACTTCAGACCGCTATCGAATAGCACAGTTATTCCTTCGACGGACATTTCATTAGCACCGCTAAACCCAGCTGAGCAGACTGCAGCCGCGCGCTTTATGTCGACAGACAAGAAGTTCCCAGCGCCTGACTCAGAGCTATCGACAACAGTAAGCTATTATGTCGGTAGAACAGATAGAGTCATTATCGATGAGTCGAATCAGTTCCGTGTTATTGCTGGTACACCAGGCTCAACAGAACCACCACAGGCACCAGAAAACGCTCTGTCCATTAACGTTCTAAAGATCCCACCATATCCTTCGCTTCCATATCAGCTCTCAACCGATATGGTTGAGTACATCGATACGAAGATCGCAAACGAAAAGTATGGTACAAGAAGACTGAATGATTATAGAATTACAACCGCTATAACAGATTCAGAAAGAGCTACACTCCAGCCTCGTGGTTATACCATGAAGGATATCGGTAAGCTTGAAAGACGTATCTCAGAACTAGAATACTATACAGCGCTTACATTGACTGAGCTACAGGCTCAGAAGAGAGTTCTACCGGGCGCAGATGGAGCTGATCGCTTTAAGTTTGGCTTCTTCGTTGATAGCTTCGAGAACTATACTTACTCTGATGTATCAAATCCAGCGTATTCAGCTACAATTGTTGATGGTTATCTATCACCGTTCATTAAGGAAGTCAACATTGGTCTATCTACAGCTGATGAAGATAGTGGTATTCTTCCATACGTTGAAGTACCATATATCACGCAGACACGCGCTACAGATGGACCGCTAGTTGTTAATACTGCTGTTACTACAGTACAGATTATTACATCTGTCGTACAAGAGCAGAGAAATACTAGCCGCGCTGATGATGGTTCAGTCTATGAAGACTTCTTCTATACATTCAGCACTAAGTCAGGCCCCGCAGAGTTCTATATCAATGCTCGCGATAACAATATTGGTCTCGAAATTGCTCAATCTAGTACCCCGGATGGACCATGGACAACCACACAGACTAGCGCTACCTCTATACCAATCGCATCAGGTGATATCTTCGCTAAGGGTCTAAGCGGCCTGAACGGCGGAAGAAAGATTGAACACCCTGGCTCGGAAGAAAGAAAGTTGTATCCATCAGGTACAGCATGGGGTACATTTATTGAAGACCACTTCAAGTTACTCTGGATACATAATCCAGATAACGGCATTTATGTAAGGGTCCGTGTATTCAAGGGTAAGAAGCATGGTGGCTTCCTACAGAATGCTAAGGCTGGTACATTTGGATATAAGTTATTCTACCCAACAGATACAACAGTCAATGAAACACTGACTAACGCTACAACTAACTATCTGTTGAATTACGGTGGGTTTGTTCTTTCTAATTACAATCAATTAGTCTAAAGGAAGTTTTTTAAATGGGTTATTCGGCTCTAGGTCTTCAACAATCTCTTAAGGGGCTTCCGTACCTCGGGGATTATAGTGGTTTCCCGGTATACCCTGCTGATTGGTCTAAGTACGTTGCTTTAGAGCAGGCATTGAGCTTTAATGTCTATGGACTTAAGCCAGGTACTGTACATAGAGCATATCTTAATGGTATTGATGTTACCAGCCTTTGCAAGCAAGAAGGTAAGCAGCTCGGAGCAGGGCTCGTAACGCCTTCTCCGCGTGTTATTTCACAGAGCGGGCTAGCGTTTGTATACTATTTCCGTGCAGGAGCAGCCGCTGTTACAGCTGTTGAACAGGCAGCTGCTTATTCGATTCTTATCGGCGGCGTACGTACATTACAGATTATTAGTACAGATGGAACATCATCTGCTACTGTGCAGCTTGGTCTACCTCAGTATGCGCGCGAAGAGTTTGACTATCTTATTAAGAAGACTCCTTCCCCTGATCCTAATACAGTTGCTCAGACAATTTCGTATGTAGAAGTTGCTAAGAATGTCTCTGAAACTAACTTCTACTTTACACCTCCTAACTTCTCGATGGTTCAGACTTTCTACGCTGACCCCGATATCGTTAAAGGCGCAAGCGAAGTTACGCTCACATCTGTTGATCTATTCTTTAAGAATAAGCCAAGCCAGGATGGTAGCGCGTCAGGCAACCCTAATGCCGGTGTTGCTATTGCTATTTGTGAAGTTGAAAATGATCAGCCAAACCTACAAAAGACATTTGCTTACTCGCTAGCTTACAAAGATTATTCGCGTATCTATTCATTTGGTGATGCGTCTTCATCTACAACTTTCAGCTTTAATCAACCGCTTAAACTAGCTACAGGACGATTCTACGGTATTGTTGTAATGCTAGAAGATCCAGGTTATACACTTTGGGTTAATAAGACCGGTGATAGACTAGTGGGTACAAATATTCCTTCACCTGGGGTAAACTCCAACAAGGATGGTAAGTTGTTCTCCCGTAATAGCTCTGGCGTTTATAATGCTCTATCCGATACTGATATTAAGTTTACTCTACGCTGCGCCAAGTACATTGCTCAATCAGATAAGAAGATCTTTGTCAATAGAGACTATGAATACTTCACTGTAACTGATCAGGTTGGCAACTTCTACGGTGGTGAATATGTATGGCAAAATACAGCACCTGAAGCTGGTACAATTGATGTTACTCAGGGTAATAACACAATTGTTGGCACTACAACAACCTTTAGTACGCTTGTAGAAAATCAGTTTCTAGTACTGCAAAGCGGAACTGCTTCTCAGGTTGTTAGAGTGACCGAGATTGTTAATAATACTATTATAACCGTATCTGACCTCGTCGAGTTTACTAACGCTGCAGCTAGTTTTGTTAATACGGTAGTTGGTAAGGTTTATATTCAAGATAGAGTACGTAATAAGATTTACCTCTCCGATTCGACAGCAAATACTATCTACTTTGGTGCTGGTAATACTATTATCGGCGCTGATTCTGGCGCAACCGCTAATATTGTTTCGGTAGATAACATTACATTGGATAGAGTCCGTCTAAGAGGAAGCATTAGATCGCCCGCTAATGGTCTGGTTGAAACGGCTATTAAGGGTACAGGTAAAGTTGGAACAGACTTTATTTACAGTGAAGCAAACCTCGACAGAGTTAAGATCAATAACCAGCAGGCTTATAATATTACTGGCTATGATTCACATGTTCTATCACGCTCAAACGAAGTGCAGCTAGCCACGCTGTACAGCAATTCTGATCTATTCATTGATAAGAAGTCGCTAAAAATTGAAGCTGATTATCTAGTAATCGGATCAGGTGAGCTGTACATGTCGCCGCTTCTAGAAGGGTCGAGACTTGATCTCTTCTCGATAGAGAATAGAGTATCTAACACCTGTGACACTTCTGTTAACGGTGTAGTGGTTGACTCTGAAGTCGCCGGAAACGGGCTGGCACTATCTAAGCATATTGGTACAAAGGTTCAATTCTCGAACGATAAGTTTGCTGAAGATGTGCGTATGTTTATGGTTGCATATAGACCAAAGGGTACAGAGATTCGTTGCTATGCGCGCGTACACAATTCAAAGGATCCAGAAGCTTTTGATGATAAAGCCTGGACACCTCTAGAGTTTGTACAAAACGGCGCTAAGTTCTCTTCCACAGAAGATGAAACTGACTTTATTGAATACGAACTAGGCCTACCTCAGTTTAGCGAATCAGCAAACTCTCTTCCAGGTACATTCACAACAGCGCTGGATTCGAACTCAATTGCAGCAGCCAACGCCACTTTCTCTAATATTACTACGTTTGTGGCTAACAACGATGTGATCAAGATTTACAACCCTCTATTCCCACTGACCAACTATCAGGTTGCCGTGGTTAAGGAAGCTAATAATTCGCATATCGTAATTGGCGATAAGATCAGAACAACTAACGTTGCTGGTACAGGTTATAAGATTGACACGCTCAAGTATCCTAACGCAGCATTCAACAACGTTAATAACACTAATGTTTCACGTTACTATAATTCTGCTCTAGCTGAATTTGATGCATTCGATTCTATGCAAATCAAGATTGTATTCCTAGCTGATACAACATACAAGGTTCCAAAGATCGATCAGATTCAAGTTCTCGGGGTATCCGCTTAATGTTTAAAAGAGACCCGATGTCTAAAGCTGTCATAAATACTGAGGATAGCTATTATAGAGCCATCGTGGCAAGAAGACACGATAAGCAAAGAATAGAAGAGTTGGAATCACAACTTAAGGATGTGAGTGAAGATTTAACGGATATTAAAAACCTTTTACAGCAAATTTTAAGCGGAAAGAATTATGGCTAGACAGATTGCCAATGTTGATATTTTAACAGATACATTTAATACATGGATACTTCGTACCAATGAGATTATTGGTGTGATGGGTACTGATGTATTAACTGCTAATTCTACAGCTGGTATTACAGGTTCTGTAGCATCTCCAAGAAATGCTGTGCTGTTTGGTTCATTCACCGCTAATAACTTCTACGGCAATGCAATCTCTCTCGGGACTAACTTTACAGTAAACAGTACATCGTTTGAGATCGGTACAGCTCTTAAACTTGTAGCTAATGGCTCAGCAGGTGGTGCAGGTCAGGTTCTAACCTCGGATGGCGATTCGGTTTATTGGTCAACAGCATCAGGTACAGGTACAGTAACCCAGCTAGCTAACGCGGCTGGTATTATATTTACTAATCTACCACCTGGTCAGAATGCGCCAATCACATCTTACGGTACAATCGGTCTAAAAGCTGGTGACGGTATAGTTGTTGACTCGCGCGGTATTTCTGTAAATACACAGTTCATTGCTGGTTCAACAACCAATGCTTCCACCTTACAGAGCAGAACATGGGAAAACCCTGGCGCAATCGGCTCAACAAATGCTAATACCGGTACTTTCTTAACCGTAACCGCTAGCGGAGGTACTAACCAGGGTTATAGACTACGCGACGATGTAGTCTTCTTAATTAATAGTTCCCTTTTCCGTACTGGCGGGTACGTCGATGCTACTACACCGGGTACAGGTACAACCGGTGCATTTAGGGCGCGTGGTACATCAGGTGGTATAGCATATATTCAGGTTACAGATGCTGCTGGTACAACTGAATGGGGTAACTTTAAAGCTCATTCAAACGGCCATATTGTATGGTCTGGGTCGCTTAATGCAGGTAGCTTCTCGAACTTAATTCCACCAGGTACAGTTATGCTGTTTGCGCAAACAAATGCGCCTACAGGTTGGACAAAAATAACCACACATGACAATAAAGCCCTACGTGTTGTTAGTGGCGCTGCATCATCCGGTGGCTCAACTGGTTTTACCGCAGCGTTTAATACACAATTCTCAACTGACGGTCATGTACTAACCGAAGCACAGATTCCGGCACACAGCCACTTTGATGGTGCTGCTGGTTCATCCGCAGACTTTAGTGCCGGGCTATTCAGTGCAGTATCAACTTCTAGCATTGGGGCATTCTCATCAAGATCACTTTCATCAGACGGCGATGATGGTGTTTACGCATTTAATACATCTACAGTAGGTAGTAGTGAAGCTCATAGCCATACTTTAAGCTTCAACGTAGCATATGTGGATGTTATTCTTGCACAGAAAAACTAATGAAGGATTTATATTATGGAATTAAAACCTGGTACATACTGCCCGCTTATTAAAAAGGATTGTATTCAACTACAGTGCTCGTGGTTTACACAGCTTAGAGGTACTAATCCGAATACAGGTGAGCCGATTGATAACTGGAGTTGTGCTATGACATGGCTGCCTGTATTATTAATTGAAAATAGCCAGCAACAAAGACAAACTGGAGCAGCTGTTGAATCGTTTAGAAATGAGATGGCAAAGAATAATGACAATTTCCAGACTAGTTTGAGTCAAATGATGTTATTGGCTATGTCAGATTCTCCTCTAAAAGTTAATGTAATTGGTCCAAAGTTCGAAGATGAAAATAATAAATAAGAATAAAGCGCTTTAAAAGGAAAGTTACGAGTGAGTACTAAAATTTACAATATGAGAGATACGTGGATCGACTCATCGATTCAGTATACCTCTATTAAGATGAATACATTCGATCTGGCCTCCGATATTAACTCAAAGCTGTTTGACCTAAAGAAGAATGGTCTCAGCCAGTTTACTATTGACAAGTTTGGCGAGATTATTGTTGGAACGCTCGATATTCCTCGTGTTAATAATCTTGAAGAAACCATTACAGCACTTTCTGCAGCTGGTCTCGCTCATGTAGACACTATTGCTGCTAATCTAGCCCTACTTCAAGCTAATACAACCGCTCCTAATAACGCTATTGGTCTTGTATATAACGATCCTGTACTAGTCAATAACGACTGGTATTATTTTGTTGATGCAACAAACACATGGGCTAATACAGGACTTCTACCTGCACTGGCAGAGCAGCTTACACCTAGAAAGCATGTAGAACGTACATTCTATGTTACCATGAATGGTAACGATACTGACGCTACAACTTATATTAACCAGACCGCTAACACAGGTATGTCAATTTACAAGCCGTTCCAGACTATTGGAGCGGCTCTATTAGCAGCTAATGCTACTGGCGAGTCCTGCGTTATTATCGTGCATCCAGGTGAATATGAAGTATCGCCTAATACTGAGATTCCACAGAACTGCTGCTTATACGGCTATGATGCGCGCGTAACTAAAATCTCTATGGCCGAGGGTTACGAAGAAGAGAACATGTTCCTTCTCAACTCCGGTATTAAGGTTCGTGGCTTCACATTTACAAATCTAAGGCACGAAGCTTCTTGGCTAGCGACATATCAAGGATCACTTGATTATGGTCCACCACAGAAAGGATATGCGTTCGCGTTTAAACCTGGTGCGTATATTACACGTTCGCCTTACATTGGCGACTGCGCCGTTCTACACAACTTAACATATCAGCAGATGTCTCTTCCTAACGATAGAGACGATGGTAACCCGCTTGTACCTATGACAGGTGGCTGCTTATATGCTGACGGCTCGGTTTGTGACCCTGACTCCCCTCTTCGCTCAGTAGTTTGCGATTCATATACATCGGTTAACCCTAATGGTATTGGTTATGCTGTTGTTGAGAATGCTCTTGTTCAGCTTGTTTCGATCTTTACTAACTGGTCGCGTGTTGGTATCTGGGCGCATGCTGGTGGTCAGATAACAGTTGTTAACTCAAATGCTACATTCGGTGACTATGCATTTGCATCTACAGGTTACCGATACGTAGTAAGACTGGAAGGGATCGAAGATCGCGATAATATTCTAACAGAATGCGCAACATTCGGTAACTTTGTTAAGAGCAATGCGGATGTTATTGTTGATTATCTGATGACTAACCCGTCTGGTTACGCATCCATTCCATCATTCTCTACTACAATTTTAGCTAACACAGTATTAGCAAATCTAACATCCAGGGATACAAAGACAATCCTACTTGAAACTGCTGATGATCTTATCACCGGTCAGGATAGAGGTACTGTATTCTGGATTCAGAGCTTATTTACAGCAAATACTGTCTCCACATTCTCTGCAAACTCTGTATTTGCATTTAACCCAGCATATGCAACGCTCTTCTCTGCCTCGTATGGTAAGATGAGAGATTACCTCATGGGAAGAACTCTCAACGTAGGAGGAGCTGAACCTGATGCAAATGCTATGGTCGAGGGTATGTTCAACCTAGCTATTGATGTTGTTACAACCCCTGACAACTATACAGAAGTATTCCAGTCTAAGATTGAAGCGGCATCGCATCAGTTCTCATATGCTGGTTCCGGTGTTAACTATAACGCTCTCCCATTCGGTCAGAGAGCAACCGGTATTGCAACCGATCCAACAACTAACCTATATACATCTAACGGTGGTGTCATCTACGCTACATTTAATACTGAGCAGGGAGATACATATCTAGGTAAGGATCTAAGAGTAGATTTCGAACGAAGCACAATTGAAGGGCAGGCATTCTCTAGAGGTGTTCAGAATATTACCCTTCCATTAATTATTGGCGTAGGAGGCTAAAAGTGGCTCTAGCAGCAAACACAGTAACACCGAGACCACCGCTAAACCTATTCGAGGTTGAACGTCTTCAACTTCAGGGTAATACGTGGTTTCAGGTAGTTGAAGTACCTAGTTATTATATACCTAAGAACGGACCTATTTTAGCAAAGACTGTCAATACAGCTGCTATTATGACTGGGCTTACAATTACAAATATTCATAACCAGACTATCCGTGCTTCAGCTCGTATTAGAGGTGGGGATGGTATAAATTACCTAGTCGTAAGCGCCGCTCCTATTCCACCCAACGATTTTCTTTCTATCAGCTTTGAACGTCAGGTCATGAAGACTGGTGAAGTGCTAGAAGTTTCTATACCAAGCAACTCAACCAGCGCTAATCACGCCCATGTACATTTTTCCTATATTATTAATCAGAGAGAAGAGTTTCAGGATCTGACTCCATGAGCTTAAAGTATAATTCCGACTCATTACTACTCTTAGCAGAAGGTGTACCGGTCGACCGTAACGACTTTGATGCCACCCTGTTTAAGGCAGCGATGCTGTATGATATTAATGATGGACGAATTTATTATTCTGACGGTGTAACGTGGGTTTGGCTCAATGAGTTTGCAAACAACTCTAATTTTGCTAACGTTGCTTCGTTTGCGCTATCAGCTAACAACGCTCTAAACGCGGCCAATGCTGAATTTGCGCTCGTATCAAACACCGCATTTACCGCTCTTTTCTCATATACAGCTAATACGTCTAATTTTGCTAACGTATCAGCTTTAGCTGATTTTGCTAATGTTTCAAACGTTTCTTTCTATTCTAATCTTGCTAATTTTGCCCAAGAAGCTAATACCGCTAACCTAGCTCTGTTTGCTGATTTTGCGTTTGTCGCTAACCTGGCTAATATTGCTATCTACGGTGAAACAGCTAACGTTGCAAACTTTGCTAACCTAGCTACTTACGCTGAGTTCGCTTTCGCCGCTAATAACGCTAATACAGCTGAACTCGCATTCAATGCTATTCAATCTGAGTCTGCTGCAGTTGCTGACTTTGCAAACTTTGCTAATAACGCAGGCTTTGCTAATAACGCTAATAATGCTATTACATCTAACAATGCTCTGAACCTTAACGGTAAACCAGAAGATCAGCTCAACGTTAACTCTGCTACATTCGCAAATAACTCAAACTATCTTGAACAGCGCAACTGGGCTAACCCAGGCTCTATTGGTAACGAAACAGCTAATGCTGGTGTATTTACTGACGTCACAGTACAGGGTAACCTTACTGTTCTAGGTACGCGTACATTTGTTAATACCTCAATTCTTGATGTAAGTAATTCATTTATTGTACTTAACACTGGACAAGCCACACCGATCAATGATATTGGCTTTGTATTCCAGCGCTATGCCACCCCTAATACAATCAACTATAATATTGGTCTAGCATGGGATGAGCAATCCCAAGTATTCACTCTTGGCGCTACACCTAATACTTCGCCTCAGAGCAATATTACATTCTCTGATTCATGGCTATCGGTAACTAAAGACGGTGTAGCTACTGTTACAGGTCTTAATGTACAATCGGCTAACGTTTCCTATGTACTTGATATTAAGGGCCTGAGTGCAAATGGTTCACTCGGCGCTAACGGTCAAGTACTTGTCTCAAATGGATCTATTGCCTACTGGGCGGATATAGTTGGTTATACCGGCTCTCAAGGGGCTCAAGGTCCTCAGGGTACCCCTGGGGTACAAGGACCTCAGGGTGCACAAGGTATTCAGGGATCACGTGGCTATGATGGTTCGCGTGGTTATGATGGCTCACGCGGTGAGACGGGTTATGACGGTTCACGTGGCGAAAGAGGCTATGATGGATCAGCCGGTCCGCAAGGCCCGCAAGGTGCTTTAGGTTACACCGGTTCGCAAGGCCAGGCTGGATATGATGGTTCAACAGGTTATACAGGCTCTATCGGATATACAGGTTCTGTTGGTCCAGAAGGACCACAGGGTCCTCAAGGGTATACTGGCTCACGCGGATATGATGGATCGCGTGGTTATACCGGTTCACGCGGTGCTGTAGGCTATGAAGGTTCTCTGGGCTATACCGGCTCGATTGGCTATACAGGCTCGGCTGGTTACACAGGATCTGCAGGCGGTCTCGGTTATACAGGCTCTATCGGCTATACAGGTAGCGCCGGTTATGACGGTTCGCGCGGTAATACAGGCTATGATGGGTCGTCTGGTACTCAGGGTGGTCTCGGTTATACTGGTTCGACTGGTCCAGTTGGTGCACAAGGTCTCGCAGGTGCTCAAGGACCTCAAGGACGCCAGGGCGTTCAGGGCGCAACAGGATTTACAGGTAGTGCCGGTGCACAGGGTCTGGCAGGTACATCCATTACACTACAAGGTGTAGTTGCTAACACTTCAGTGCTGCCAGGTAGTGCAACAGCTGGTGACGCTTACGTGGTGCAGACTGCGCCAGCTGGTCCAGGTAGAATTTATGTCTATTCTGGACTGCAATGGCTTGACGGTGGCCAGTTTGTTGGCTACACTGGCTCACAAGGACTTCAGGGAGCACAGGGTGTACAAGGTGCGCAGGGTGTTCAGGGTGCCGTTGGCGCTCAAGGACCTCAAGGCCCTCAAGGTGCCCAGGGCGCGCAGGGAGCGCAAGGTGTTCAAGGCGCAGTGGGTGCACCAGGCGCCCAAGGTGTACAAGGCGCATCAGGGGGCCCTGGTTCTCAAGGTGTGCAGGGTGCTATTGGACCGCAAGGTCCGCAAGGCGTTCAGGGCGCTGTTGGCGCACAAGGCGTCCAAGGCGCTGTCGGTGCGCAAGGTGCGCAGGGTCGTCAGGGTGCCCCTGGGTCGCAGGGCGCTGTTGGCGCACAAGGACCTCAAGGAGCTCAAGGTATACAAGGCGCGCCTGGTGGTACAGGTTCCCAGGGTGTACAAGGACCACAAGGACCACAGGGCGTACAAGGCGCTGTGGGTGCTCAAGGTGTACAAGGTGTTGCAGGGTCACAAGGATCCCCAGGTGCACAAGGACCACAAGGACCGCAAGGCATTCAAGGCGCTGTAGGCGCGCAGGGTGTTCAGGGCGCGACAGGCACCTCAATTAACCTTAAAGGGGTTGTAGCTAATACTGGAAGTTTACCGCCAAGTGGTAATATTGCTGGTGATGCTTATGTTGTGCAACAAGATGGCTTTATCTATATTTGGAGCGCTACATCTTGGGAGTCTGGCGGACAGTTCGTCGGTCCACAAGGCCCACAAGGTCGCCAAGGAGCTCAAGGCGCTGTAGGTGCGCAGGGTCCTCAAGGTGTTCAAGGACCAACCGGTGCAGGTGCACCAGGGGCTCAGGGTGCACCAGGCCCTCAAGGACCGCAAGGAGCTCAAGGTGTTCAGGGTGCTGTCGGTACCGGCGCGCCAGGATCCCAAGGCCCGCAAGGCGCACCAGGCGCTCAGGGTGTACAAGGCGCTACCGGTGCTGGAGCTCCAGGGCCCCAGGGTCCAAATGGTGGACCGGGCCCTCAGGGTGTTCAAGGGCCTCCAGGACCTCCGGGACCACAGGGTCTAGTCGGTGCACAAGGCGCACAGGGTCCATTAGGACCTCCAGGACCTCCGGGACCACAGGGCGCTATCGGTGCTCAAGGTGTACAAGGTGCTCTTGGCCCGCAAGGCGGACCAGGCCCTCAAGGCGCTATCGGTGCTCAAGGACCTCAGGGCTTCCAAGGCGTTCAGGGTACAACAGGCGCTCAGGGCCCAGTTGGCGCGCCAGGTGCACAAGGCGTTCAAGGCGCATCAGGCGCGCAGGGCGCGATTGGTGCACAAGGTCCAACAGGCGCACCAGGAGCCCAAGGCGTTCAGGGTGCGGTCGGTACCGGATCGCCAGGTCCGCAGGGCACAGCAGGTGGCCCTGGCCCTCAAGGTGCTGGTGGTCCTCCAGGGCCGCAGGGACCACAGGGACCACAAGGTCAGGCGGGTACTATTTCGAGCGGTGCAACTACCTATATCGCTTACTATACCGGTACTACAACGGTTTCTGCAGCTTCCGGCTCAGCAACTATTTACGCTGGTGGAAACGTTCAAGCTGCCGACTTCGTTGTCGCATCCGACGAAAGACTCAAAAACGTTGTCGGTAAGATTGATAATGCTCTTGATATTGTTAATAAGCTCGAAGGTATTAAATATACTTGGAATGAACTAGGTCAAAAGGACTTTGGTTACTCTGGTGATAAAGTTGAGCTTGGTATTCTCGCTCAGCAACTAGAAGCTTATATACCTGAGCTCATTCTACCGAGCGCTGTAGGTGACTATAAGACAGTTGCTTACCATAGACTGGTAGCGGTGCTTATTGAGGCAATTAAGGAACTGACAGCGAGAGTTGAAGCGCTAGAGGGCGAGTAATGGCGACAACTATATCTAACCCCGCTACTTTTAGCTCTGTACGAAATGCATTTAATACGGAAGGCTATGGTACTTCTACGAGCTTCTTTGCCTACAGGCAAGGTGGCGGTATCGTACCGGCAACATCTGCATTCAATCAGATAGGAGCTGGTACTGCAGGCGATCCGTTGCAGTTGAGTCAATTTAGTAATTTTACAGTACCGGCAAGACTTCAAACTATTACGGCTCACACTGTTAATACATCACGCGATGCTGTAGGGGCGTACGTATATAATTCATCTCAGGCTACTTCTGAAATTTACGTATCGACAGATGGTAAGATTTACGGTAGAGGTTCAACTCAATGGACACAATCTTTTGTATCAGCTTCTGGTTTTATTTTAATTGATAATTCCGACTATTGGGCAGATCTACCACCACCAAATAACCCAGGTACAGATCCAGGTCCTGTCATATTACAGTCATGGTTGTTAGGTACAGGTGCATCAGATTATTCGTGTCGCGCTACAATATTAGCGGGATCTACATCCCCTGACGGGCTTAAAAAGTTTCGCTACGGTACGTTCGGGTCATGGTTAGCTATAACTGAGAATAGAAGTTGGGCAATTTCTGTAAATAGCTTTATGGCATTTCAGGAAAGCCCACCGGATGTACAGAGTATGGAATTATACTTTACTTTAGAATTTGCTAAAAGCAATGATCTCAATACAATATTAGGTTCAGCAACAATGACTCTACTAGCAGCTGCCAGCTCGACAGACGATCAGGCACCTCCTATATAATGAAAGGTAATATATAATGCAAACTAAACCCCTCTGGGAAGAAACCCGCGATTTACATCATGCATGTGAGCAACATGCTGTTGGTGGTGCCATGGCTACAGGTAAGCCACCAGCGATCTGGTATGCAGCCTGGCTTATAGCTCTAGAACAGATTCATTCTATTATTGATCCGCATATGCCAGATCTTCTGAATAGAACAAATAGACTTATTGAAGATATTAATACTATGCAATATGAGCTTCCGCTTTTGGAAGCAGCGAAAGTATATACTCTATCGCTTACAGACGAAAAGAAAATAGCCGGGGCAGCATATGTCCTAACCGGTGCGCACCTCATGGGCGGTGAAATTATGAGACGACGCTTAGAAGGTTTTCCTACTAAGCATCTAGAGTGGGATGATCGTAAAGAAGCTATCGCAATTCTTCAGACATATCGTACACGCGATGATATTACCGAAGAAGCACGTGACTGTTTTAAAGCTCTACTCTCCATTATGGACGAGATTCAGAGACTCTATCCTATCAGTACTTGACGGCCGCAATACGATTATAATATACTTCCCCTGATAGTGCAACTTATAAATACTTTGAAATAGAATTTTTTTCAGAGAGTACCGTATGGCTATCAAGAGTAATATCGTAATCGATCAAGGAACTGACTACGAAGTCACTATTAACGTCAAGGACGCTAATACAACTCCTATCGATCTAAACGGCTTCACAGGCCAAGCGCAGATTCGTAAGTATTTTACTTCTACAAAAAAGTATGATTTCTCTGTAACTATCGCTGCTAATACCGGCGAAGTAACATTAGCTATGTCCGCTGCCAATACAGCAAAGATCTCAGCGGGTAGATATCTGTACGATTGCGTACTTACATCTAACACAAATGTTATGTCGAGAGTTGTTGAAGGTATTGTAACCATTAATCCACGCGTTACAAGATAATGTCCGACATCAAAAAGATCGTATTAACACCTAAGACAACCTTTACCGCCACCGTACAGAAGATTGGCGGGCGTGTTACTACGACTGACCCGATTACAGTTAAGAATCAGGTTAATGAGATTCGCTCGCTGGATGATATTCCCGGTGTTAATACATCTCAGCGTGTAGATGGCGCTACCATCGTCTATAACGCTAATACAAACGAATATGAAGTACGCTCTACGTCCGGCAACGTAGTATCGATATCGATACAAACACTTATAGCAAATAGCTCACCGGGCCTAAACGGGCAGGTACTACATACAAACGGCTCCACAATTTACTGGAGTCCAGTACTTACATCTAACAACGCTACCTTTGCCTACGGTAAGCGTGAATCAGACCTCTCAGTTAACTTCGCGCAGTTCTCAGGTAATGCCAACTTCGCATTCACATCGAATCTTGCTACGAGAGCTTTAACAGCCAACGTAGCCGACTTTGCTTTTGGTAAGCGTGAATCTGATCTATCGGTTAACTTCTCGCAGTTCTCTGGCAACGCTAACTTTGCGTTTACCTCGAATCTTGCTACGTATGCAATATCTGCTAATACAGCTGATTTCGCATTCGGCAAACGCGAATCAGACCTATCGGTAAACTTCGCGCAGTTCTCTGGCAACGCTAACTTTTCGTTTACTTCGAATAATGCTAGCTTCCTCGAAGGTCTTCCTGCTAGTTATTTCAGAAACGCCTCAAACCTTATAACAGGTCAACTTGACCCAGCTCGTCTAGCTAATTCCGGTGTCGTTTCAGGTACATACGGTAACTCTACAGCATACCCGGTAGTTACTGTAGATCAGTATGGTAGATTAACTACTGTAACTACGTCGCCTGTTTCCGGTATAAGTGATTTTGTATATACATCAGGTAACAATACATTTGGTATCGTTACGGGTACATCCACATTTTATGCAACAATAGGCACCGTTAGCGACTTTGTGGTCACAGGTAATCTTATTGTACAGGGTACAACAACTACTGTCAATACGCAGAACCTAGATGTTAAAGACGCTGTTATTAGATTAAATCAAAATCAAATAACACCGTTTAACGATATCGGTATATTAATGCAGCGCTATAGCGTTGCTAACTCATCTAACTACAATATCGGGTTTGCTTGGAAAGAAGCCAATACAAAAATCGTCTTCGGTAAGACACCAGAAGACGGCTCAGATAGCGACATCTCATTCTCTCAAGAATGGATGACGATATCTCAGACCGGTGATGTAGCTGTTTCTGGTAATCTTATCTTCAACGTTATTGACGGAGGTACCTACTAAACTCATCTACCACATCGTAGTTGAGCGTAGAAGGGGAATCCCATATAGTTGATTTACGTAGCCAGCCAATTGCTGGTGTTGGTACCATTAGCGATAGCGGTACATCTGATTCAGTATCACCTGGATCATTTACTCTCATAAAATAGAAATTATCAATAGCACGCATTGCACCTTTCTCGTCTAGCTCTGCACAGAGTCTACGAGCTGTCTCAGGTGTTATCATATACGCATGCGCGCCGGAATGACGTTTTCTTGGTATTACCAAGCTAGGCCTTCCAGCTGCGACGTGGTTATACTTTGCCGGGTCTGGTAATTTATATCCTAGTGCGATGATATTACCGTCCCAGTTAACAGGCTCATTAGCTTTAATACTATGAAGCATTATAGAATCATGCTCTAGAATAACAACAGGATCCTGAGTATTCATCCCGGCTATCTTACGCCATAGAATAAAATGCGCTGCAGAAGCACAAGCGGCGCCTATATCCATCTCACCGAATTTTATTCCAGTAGCTTCCGATAATGTCTGAATATTGTATTCATTCTTATTGAAACCAAACCATGTATTAGGTTTTAGCCCTACTTTACGGCATGATTCTTCGGCAATCTCAGCGTATTCTTTTGAAAGAGAGTCGTTAGGTGTTCTAATTACAAATGCTTGCTGAGGCCCGTTGCTACCCTTCTCGATTTTTAAAGTTTTTTTTTGAAATGGTAGTCGCCATCAAATTCCACGCGATTGATATTTGCCACAAGTTCAAAGCCCAGAGCATCCATAAACTCAAGTACTTGATCAACATTCGGAGCTCCTTCGTTATATACCTTATGCTGAGCTTCTAAAATAACATCGGTGCAATGTTCGATGCACATCTTAGCACCCTTAAGCACGTCTATTTCAGCGCCTTGTACATCGATCTTAATAAGATCTGGTAGCGGGAAGTTATTCAGCTTAACAATCGTATCTAGAGTATAACCGGTCTTAGTAACCTTATGCTCTTCCCAACCCGGATTGATTTCCTTGTAATAGGAATTACCGCCTGGATTTTCTAGCCAGTGATAGAAGTCAAGCTGTCTACCATCTCTATCTGTTAGAAGGCCGATATGATACGGATGACCGGATTCCATAAGAATACGTTCTACTCCCGGCTCTGCATCAAAGAGAACAAACTTAGCATCTGGCCAAGCTGCTTTAGCGTGGCGCTCCCAATGTAAAACGCATGCGCCGATATCATATACTATCCTTGGCTTTAGATCAGAGATAGAATGTAGATATTCTACCTGCTCTTTAGGAAGACGGTCCTCGTCGCGAATATATTCAATAACAGACTTGGGCTTCGCCTCATCTACTTTGAAAGTGAACGAGCCAACATGATCGCAAAGGATTGTAGTATCAGCCCAAACCTTAAACCCAGCTTCGCGAGCTTTCTGACAGAAGTAAACATCTTCTGAAAATGTATGAGCATGATTGATAGCCGACTTATAAACAAAATGCGGGTATTCCATGCCGCGCAACACTTCACCCTTGATTAGTACGCAACCGAAACCACAAGCAGCGATTTCCATTAGACCAATACGCTTCTTAATATTCTCCCACGGAATATTAGCGACACCACCATTGCCGATATCTTCATACAGTTCTAGTGTATGGCTACCCGGAATACGCTGAATGTAAAGTCCGGAGATAACATCTACATCCCAGCCAATCATCTTGAGCAGCGCATCGTTAGGTAGAACGATATCACTATCTACGCAGAATAGATAATCGTGATGCTTGCCCCATTCAGCGATTAGATTGCGAATCTGATCGATTTGATATCCATAGAAGTATTGAAACTCAGTTCTATATCCCTTTGGTACTTTCAGATCAAAGATAGACTTGAACGTAGCCGCTTCGATATTCTTGTTAGTAGGAATAGCAATAAGAATAGTCTTCTCACGTGGCATTTCAACTACAGGCTGTTCTTCTACTACCTCAGCCGGCTTATTCCAGATATCACGCTTAATATTTTCGTAATGCTCAGTCTCTCTATTCTGCAATCTAGACATAGCCTCTGCATCCTTAATGTAGAGATCTACACAAGTCTGAGCATAAGGTGTTTCATGGAATAGATTAACGATACAGTAGTTTGTACGCCCTTCTGCAAGATGCTTATCGAAGATGAAATAATCTCCGTAATACATCTTGATCTCTTCAGGAATATGCGTCCAGGCATTCTTATTAACAAACATCAGACAGCCATAGCCGAACTGATGCATTCCATCTTGCCATGGAATAATCTGATAGTTACCGTCTGTGATAGGAATCTGATTATACTGAGCAATACCCGGAACAATACCGCAGACGCCAGTATTAGGATTTTCTAGTACGCTTCTTAGCCCCTCGAATACTCTGAAGTCAAACCTCATGTCATCGTTAAGAATACAGACATAATCGTACTTGGCATTCTCTACACCCCAGTTCCAAGCCGGGTTGACGTAGATGTTAGTACCAAATGTCTGGTAACGAAGCTTAGGGCTGAAAGGAAGCTTGAGCGGCGTCTTAGTCGGATCGTTATCGATCAGAATAACTTCGCCTACATCTGGGCAGTTTAAAAGCTCATTCAGATAGTTAAAGAACGGCTCATACTTCCACATTGTTGGTACGACTACCGTATAAAGCTTCTTACCGCCATTAATAATAGCGTTAGCCGTTCTATTTTGCTCTTCGCCGTTTACTTTATAATCATTGATAGGATTCATATCATTGTACACATAGTTAATATCCGTCACACATACGACCTTTTCAGGGTCAGCTTTTTCAATGAGGTAATAGAATAGAGCGGTGTCACCGCCTGCCTTTGGCCATTGACCATTTATCTTGAGATCATCCGCGGTTAGATCCTTAAGGAGCTTGGCGTGGAATGTACGCATATGGGTATATGGCATATGCCAGTTAAACTTATATTGTCTATAAGATTTAGCTTGCTTAACTTCAGGTGGATATGGCTGTGCAACAAGCGGAATATTATCCACGAGCGACCAGCAAGAGCCGTAAGTAAACTCAGCGCCATCATGATAGAGATTGTTATACTTATGGAAGATATTCGGATCATTTGCCAACCAATCATCACCATCCAGGATCATATAGAAGTCTTCGTCACCTTGACACTCATCTATTATCTTATAATGATTGGCTACAGCACCAATATTTTCTTTATTCTTAATCAATACAAACTTATGTCGAAGATCTTCAGGTAATGATTCAATAGTTTGTTTAATAACACTAATAGTATTATCAGTAGAGCAGTCATCTACGATATATATTGTGTAGTGCTTATAGTCTTGACTAGCTACAGAACGAATACACTTCTCAATATAGTTTTCAGCGTTGAATACAGCTGTTATAATACCGATACTCTTCTGAATATTCTTTATAGGCTGTACTTCTTCTTCATTAATAAAGCGGCGTCCAAACGTCTTACGTACTTTATAATTGATCTCTTGCGCTTTACGATACTCATCAACGGGCATATATTCGCCCAGCTTATGGAAGAAATGCTGCTTCCATTGCATAGCAACAGAGTCCCAGCCGCAGATATCCTTTACAGCATTACAAGCATACATCTTTTGCTGATGCAAATACTTGTCGTGATAAGCCCGAATAGTCGTCTGTACGAAACGCTCTACCTGTTCATCTTGATTAATATAAGGAAATAGCCCGTTGGGTACTACAGGGTAAGGTATCTTATAACATGCAGCATCAAAAGCTGTTTCTTCCATAGCGCCGAAGTAGCAACTAATAACGGGTGTATTGTAGCATAGCGACTCTAGAGTAGAAATGCCAAAGGTTTCTGGGAAGTCGCAGGGGTATATCATGTAGGACGCATTGCAGAGAATATCGGCAATCTCTGACTGCTTAATGATACCCGTGAAGTTAATGTCCGGGTTGTTCTCAACCATCTGACGCCATTCAATCTCTTGCTGATCAGGCTCGTGATCGGAGCGCATTCTATAATAGCCTCCGATAATAGTCAGTTTAGCATCGGGAATAGACTGTCTAATTCTTGGCCAGATACGATTAACAAGCGGCCTCATACCCTTGGTTACGGATGAGTTATAAACGAAGTGATTGGGATCTTTCTTGGTAATATCAACCCAGTCATGGTATTTGGTCATACCATTACGAGTGACGAACATATACTTCTTCATCACTTCGAACATGCGCCTCTTACCGTGATCGCAGTTCGTTACATAGTCGAGATGGAAATCAGAGAGGACGAATACTTCGTTAATGTACCCATCCAGAAGAAACGTATCGATAAGATCATCACCGTCACAGAACGTATCGTGCATCCATAGCACTTTATGACGTGATCTTAGTTGTAGATTGGTGAAGTCAGGCATGTATGAGAACGTCTTGAAACGTTCTTTCATATGAGCTGGTGCAAACGCTGCTACCGAGCGAGATCCGATTAGAACATCGTAGCTATCTGTTGTGCTTTCGATCTCTTGGAGAGGTCTGTACCAAACGTTATCGTAGTGGCCTGGTTGTGCGTCGTCGTGGACACAGTCGTTGAAGACTGTAACGTCGAACCCGAGCTTAGCAAGCTCGCGTGAACAGAGTATAACTGCCGATTCTGAGCCACCTAAACCTCTTTTCGTTAAAGTTGTGCCATCGTAACATAAGCCGAACGTATCTACGAACGCAATTTTCATTCTCATCTCACTTTTGAATATTATAAATAAATGGTTAAAACCATGATGTGTATATACACAGCTATTTATCAAGGGGCCATATGGCAAACAATACAATTCTTATAAAGCGCAGTGCTGTACCTGGCAAAAAACCGCTTGCTAATAACCTGTCCCTTGGTGAACTTGCCATCAATACCTATGATGGTAGAGTATATACTAAACGCGCATATATTGCAAATAGTAATCCTGTAGAAGCTATCGTTGAGTTTGTCGGTAAAGTTCCTATCGGCAATGCATTCTTTGTTACTAAGAATGGCTCTGATGACAATGACGGTCTTTCATGGGACTCGGCTTATCTTACTGTTGAGAAAGCTCTAGAAGAAGCTACCGATAGAAACGGACTTCTCACTCTAATCGATATCGGACCTGGCGAATACGAAACAGAAGGGCATCTAGATATGCCCGACAACTGTATGATACGCTCTGTCCATAGAACAGTTATTTTTAAACCTAAAGCCGGCTTTGAGCAACGCAATGTATTTCGTATGGGTTCAGGTTGCTTTATTGAAGGTCCTCTGTTCGAAGGATGGCAACTAGACAGTCTAGATAACCCTACAGAAGGTTTCGCTATCTCATTCCGCCCAGGTGCTGTTATTACAAGAGCGCCGTACGCTCATAAGATCGCTGTACGCACTCCACCCACCTGGTCCTATATTCCACCGCCGCTAGATGCTGCTAATGGCAATCCACTTGTACCTGTTGGTGCTGGTGTTGTTATTGCTGATGGTGCCGTTTGCTCTCCATATAGTATATATCCCAATATTATGACATGGGGTGCAACTCCTGTTACGCATAATGGTATTGGTTATTACGCCAAGAACGGTGCGCTGATCAACGCCGTTAATGCTGTGTCTATCTGGGCCCATAAACACTTCTTTGCTGCTAATGGCGGTCAGATTATTCTCTCGTCCTGCTCTACTCAGTTCGGCGATTATACTCTTGTATCTAAAGGCTCAAGAAGCATTCTTTATCCTGAAGAGGTCACCATCCCTCTTACGGTACAAGCAAATGCGGCTACAGCTGTAGATGCTAATAGAACGCCTATCATTAACAATCTCTGGGGTAATCTAGTATCGCAAGGCTATACAACAACCTGGAACGCAGAAGATGAAGCTTATACTAGAAGAGACGCTAACACCTTCCTACAATGTATATCCTGGACACTACAAACCGCTAACGAAAAGCCTATGCTAGACTTTGCAAAGGGTCTTTTTGATTATGATGGTTCGCCAGTGTTTACAGTTGATAAGACCGCAGCTTTCATTTACTCATTTGAGTTTATGAGAGATGAGATTCAAGCGCTTGCTGGTGTAAACGCAAATGCTGACGTAATTGTCGGTAATCTAGTTACATCACTCAATACATCCATCTCAACACCAACCCTAAGAATTGAGCCATCAGTTATTACAGCTATCGGTCATACATTTACAGGTGTATTGGCAGGCGTAGCATTAACTAAGATTCCACCTGTACGCAACGCTGCTACAATTCAAGATAGTATTCTAGAGCTTGAAAACGGAAATGTTATCGCTTCTGGACAGGACGATCAGGGCAACGCTATATTCGTTGGTGGTATAGAAATTAACGCAGAGACGGGCGAAATCGGCGGCCCTCCATTCGAACAAGCAGTCAATAGAATTGCAACTAGAACAGCGATCTCAAGGAGCTTTTAATCGTGGCTAGAATCACATGTAAGACACCTTCTACTGGGAAGGCCATAATTGTTTCACAAACAGATGTAACTACAACGTACACTTCTATAGCTGAAGCTCCTGACTTTTCTTTACCTGATCCTTCTGAGACATTTTCTCAAAGAGATCCTTCTGATAATGCTCGTGCTATTAGACCTGGTGAAGTCTTTTTCATTACTCCACTCTCTGCTAAGAATAAGACCGCTAATACTCGCTGGATTGAAGTAAGACTATATACTGAAGCAAACACCGCTGTAGAGTTTGGTAGAGTTAGTGTACCGCCTAATGACACTGCTTTTATTCCTCTACAAGGACGTAGTTTGTTTAAAAGAAATGCTAACAATGCTGTTGGTGATAGCTTACAGGTTCGCGCTGAAGCTAATAATGTATTTGATGTGTGGGCAGCCGCTGAAGAGAAGTTATCTGCTGAGCATATCGGAGTAGTATAATAATGGGCTTTAGTTTTCTTTCAGGTGCAATACAGTCATCCAATACAGGATTCGCTGTACCTGGTTACGTATTACCATCTGAAGTAGAGCGTCAGCTCGGCGTTCCGAATGCTAATGGCCAGATTCTTGTATCTAATACTGATGGGTCCAGATATTGGACGTCTAATCTTGAAATCGATTCTATAACTATTACTACATTTATCGCTAATGGTTCTGTTGGTTTAGCTGGGCAGGCTCTTGTTAGCGATGGTAATAATGTATATTGGGCAGATAATCCCGGCTATACGGGTTCGATCGGGCCGCAGGGACCGACAGGTTATGTCGGGTCTCAAGGACTACAAGGCGTGCAAGGCGCGCAGGGTGTACAAGGCGCTCAAGGCGCTATTGGCGCTCAAGGTGCTCAAGGTGTCCAGGGTGCATTAGGTTATACTGGTTCCCAAGGCTTGCAGGGTGCTCAAGGAGCCCAAGGCGCTCAGGGACCCATTGGCTATACAGGTTCTCAAGGTCTTCAGGGAGCTCAAGGTACCCAAGGTGCGCAAGGCGCGGCTGGTTATACAGGCTCTCAAGGTTTGCAAGGCAGACAGGGAGCGCAAGGCGTTCAAGGCGCTCAAGGTGTACAAGGTGCAGTCGGTGCTCAGGGCGTACAGGGCGCGTTGGGCTATACTGGCTCTCAAGGCCTGCAGGGTGCCCAAGGTGTTCAAGGCGCTGTTGGTGCACAAGGCGTACAAGGTGCACAGGGAGCCCAAGGTGTACAAGGTGCACCTGGATATACTGGCTCGCAGGGCCTACAAGGCGCTCAAGGTACCCAAGGGGTTCAGGGTGCTACAGGTTACGATGGCTCTAGAGGCCTTCAAGGTGCGCAAGGCGTTCAGGGTGCAGTAGGTGCTCAGGGTCCGCAAGGTGTTCAAGGTGCTATAGGCGCTCAAGGTGTACAGGGAGCTGCTGGTGCACAAGGCGTTCAAGGCGCTATTGGCTATACCGGGTCCCAGGGTCTTCAAGGTCAGCAAGGAGCTCTTGGTTACACTGGTTCACAAGGCCTTCAAGGCGCTCAAGGTGCACCGGGTTATACTGGTTCGCAAGGCCTGCAAGGTTCTATCGGATATACTGGCTCGCAGGGTCTACAAGGCGTACAGGGCGCTCAGGGCGTTCAAGGGGCACAAGGCGTTCAGGGTGCAGTTGGAGCTCAAGGCGTACAGGGCGCGCCTGGTTATACTGGCTCACTCGGATATGCGGGATCTCAAGGGCTACAGGGTGTACAAGGCGCTGTCGGCGCTCAAGGCATTCAGGGTGCTGTTGGCGCTCAAGGGGTACAGGGCGCTATTGGTTATACTGGTTCAATAGGTTATACCGGTTCGCAAGGGCTTCAAGGCGTTCAGGGTGCAGTTGGAGCTCAAGGCGCCCAGGGCGCTCAGGGCGTACAGGGCGCGTCTGGATATACAGGCTCTCAAGGACTACAAGGCGCGCAAGGCGTTCAAGGCGCTATTGGTTATACCGGGTCTCTTGGTTACACTGGCTCGCAGGGCCTTCAAGGTACACAGGGTGTTCAGGGCGCTACAGGACCAGCTGGTACATCGGTTGTTATTCTAGGTTCTGTATCAACGTCTACAAACCTTCCTGGGTATCCTAGCTCGTATACAGGTGATATCGGCGATGGATACATTACTACCGATACAGGTGATCTGTGGGTATGGGATGGTGATTCTTGGAATAACGCTGGCCGTATTCTAGGTTATACAGGGTCGGTAGGTCCTCAAGGCGCACAAGGCGTACAAGGTGCTATAGGCGCACAGGGTGTGCAAGGTGCAGCAGGAGCACAAGGAGCCCAAGGGGTACAAGGTCCTATTGGCTATACTGGCTCACAAGGGCTGCAAGGTCGTCAAGGGACACAGGGTGTTCAGGGAGCTACAGGTTACGATGGTTCGCGTGGCTTACAAGGCGCGCAAGGGGTTGCTGGCGCTCAAGGCCCGATTGGTTACACAGGATCTCAAGGGCTTCAAGGAGTACAAGGGGCCCAAGGCGTACAGGGAGCTGTAGGTGCTCAAGGCGCAGTCGGAGCCCAGGGCGCGCAGGGTGTTCAAGGGCCTATTGGATATACTGGATCGCAGGGACTTCAAGGCGCTCAAGGCGCTCAAGGTGTTCAAGGTGCACAAGGTGTTCAAGGTGCCGCGGGTGCTCAAGGCCCACAGGGCGTACAAGGTGTGTCTGGCTACACCGGATCGGCTCTCATGGGAGCTATCAATTACACGCAAAACACAGCTCCTCAAGTAACTGTAGTAAATACTGCTACAAATACTGCTATTGCCATTACTTCTATTACTACAAGTGGTTCCCCGGTACAAATTATTGCATCAGGTGACGCTAATCCATTGGCCAATGGTACATGGGGTAGATTGCAGATTTATAGAGGCGGTACACCGATCGGTGGCATTGTTCATTACGAATCATCCGCGGGCAATGAAAACGTACCATATGCTATCCAGTTTGTTGATACACCAGGTACAGGTACATTCAATTACTCACTAAGAGTACTTGATATGGCAGGTGGCAATACACAGTTTGGCGAATCAACTGGTCCAGTTATTACCGCTGTTGAGCTTCAGAACGTTAGAGGATATTCCGGCTCGTTAGGATATACCGGCTCTATTGGTTACACTGGCTCCCAAGGGCTACAAGGTGTACAAGGCGCTGTTGGTGCACAAGGTGTACAAGGGGCAGCTGGTGTTCAAGGGCCAATCGGATACACTGGCTCACAAGGTCTACAGGGAGCCCAGGGTACCCAAGGTGTTCAAGGTCCTCTAGGCTATACAGGCTCTCAAGGGCTACAGGGCGTTCAAGGCGCTGTTGGTGCACAAGGCGTACAAGGTGCTGTCGGTGCTCAAGGTACCCAGGGCGTTCAAGGTCCTATCGGCTATACAGGCTCCCAAGGTCTTCAGGGAGCTCAGGGTACACAAGGCGTACAAGGCGCCACTGGTTACGATGGCTCTAGAGGTCTTCAAGGCTTCCAAGGTGCAGCTGGTGCTCAAGGTCCCTTAGGTTATACAGGCTCTCAAGGTCTTCAAGGCGTACAGGGTGCGCAGGGTGTTCAAGGAGCCGCTGGCGCTCAGGGCGCCGTAGGTGCCCAGGGTGTTCAAGGTCCTATTGGTTATACTGGATCCCAGGGCCTACAAGGTGTACAAGGCGCAACTGGCGCGCAAGGCCCTATAGGTTATACCGGGTCACAAGGAGCTCAGGGTGCTCAAGGCATTCAAGGGATACAGGGCGCAACTGGTGCCCAAGGTCCTTTAGGTTATACAGGCTCTCAAGGTCTTCAAGGCGTTCAAGGCGCGCAGGGCGTACAAGGAGCTGCTGGCGCGCAAGGGGCCGCGGGTGCACAAGGTGTTCAAGGTTCTATCGGTTATACTGGGTCCCAGGGCCTTCAGGGCGTACAGGGTGCACAAGGCGTTCAAGGTCCGCTAGGATATACTGGTTCGCAGGGACTTCAAGGCGCTCAGGGTGTCTCTGGAACACAAGGCGCTTCAGGTTATACTGGTTCCCAGGGGCTGCAAGGAGCTCAAGGTGTTCAGGGTGCAGCTGGCGCTCAAGGGCCTATTGGCTATACAGGATCTCAAGGACTTCAGGGACAACAAGGCGCTCTAGGATATACCGGATCGCAGGGACTTCAAGGAGCTCAAGGTCGCCAAGGCGTACAGGGCGCACCGGGTCCTGTTGCGGGATCTGATACACAGATTATCTTTAACGATGCCGGTAATGCAAACGGCTCACCTAATCTAACATTTAATAAAGCTACTAATACTCTAGCTGTTACAGGCCCCGTTACAATCTCTGGTAACCTAACAGTTACAGGTACGCAGACAATTGTTAACACAAATATTGTCTCTATCGGCGATTCTATTTTAACTCTAAATGGTGATCTTCCTTCTGGTTCAGCGCCGACTGAAAACGCTGGTCTAGATATTAATAGAGGATCATCAGCTAACGTACAATTCCTTTGGGATGAAACAAACGACCGCTGGACCACAAATGGTCAGCCAATGATTGTTTCGAATCTAACTACAACTGGTTTTGCTAACGTTGCATCGACACTTAGCGTATATGGTAATACTGCATTAAGAAGCACAACATCGTTTATAGCGCCTAACGGCAATACTATTACGATGACAATGCTTGATTCAGATGTACTGTCGTTCTCAGGTACATCTGGACAGCTATTCTCTATTGCCGATTCAATGACTGGAGTAATCTTCTCGGTCAATGATATCTCAGGTATACCTTCGATCGAAGTCTATGCTAACGGCCAAATTAATCTTGCGCCGTTCGGTGGTAATGTATACTTCGGTACTGCTACAGCTATTAATGCTAATGGCTCATTTGGCTCAGCTGGTCAGGTACTTGCATCTAGCGGCAACGGTATATACTGGGCTACAAACCCGGGTTATACAGGTTCGCAAGGTCTTCAAGGGCGTCAAGGCGTTCAGGGTGCAACCGGATATGATGGTTCAAGAGGACTTCAGGGAGCTCAAGGGGTACAAGGCGCAACAGGCGCACCTGGAGCTCAAGGCGTTCAGGGTCCTATCGGTTATACGGGCTCGCAAGGACTCCAAGGTGTTCAAGGAGCCGTAGGCGCTCAGGGCGTTCAAGGCGCTACAGGTGCTCCTGGTGCGCAGGGTGTACAAGGGGCGGTAGGTGCGCAAGGCGTCCAAGGTCCTATCGGTTATACTGGCTCTCAAGGCTTGCAAGGTGTCCAAGGCGCTACTGGTGCTCCCGGCGCTCAAGGCGTACAAGGAGCTGTCGGTGCACAAGGCCCCATCGGTTATACTGGCTCGCAAGGCCTTCAAGGCCGCCAAGGTGTTCAGGGTGCCACAGGCTACGATGGCTCTAGAGGCCTGCAAGGAGCTCAAGGTGTTCAGGGTGCTGTGGGTGCACCAGGGGCTCAAGGCGTTCAGGGTCCTATCGGTTATACGGGCTCGCAAGGACTCCAAGGTGTTCAGGGTGCTGTCGGCGCTCAAGGCGTTCAAGGCGCAACTGGCGCGCCTGGCGCGCAAGGTGTTCAAGGCCCTATTGGCTATACAGGTTCCCAGGGCCTACAAGGCGTTCAAGGTGCTGCTGGCGCGCAAGGTATACAGGGAGCCCAAGGCCCTCAAGGCGCACAGGGCGCAGTTGGTGCTCAAGGTGCACAGGGCGTCCAAGGTCCTATTGGTTATACCGGCTCCCAGGGACTACAAGGCGTCCAGGGTGCTGCGGGAGCTCAAGGCATACAGGGCGCTGTCGGCGCACCAGGCGCACAAGGTGTTCAAGGTGCAGTAGGTGCACCTGGTGCACAAGGCGTACAAGGTGCTACCGGTCCGCAAGGCGTACAGGGCGCAGTTGGTGCACAAGGCGCTCAAGGCGTACAAGGTGCACCGGGACCTGTTGCCGGATCAACCACGCAAATCATCTTTAACGATGGCGGCTTTGCAAATGGATCACCTAACCTAACCTTTAATAAGGCTACAAATACACTGACAGTAGCTGGCCCAGCTGCAATTACAGGCGATCTAACAGTATCCGGTACGCAGACGATTGTTAATACTAATATCGTTTCTATTGGCGACGCTATTATTACACTGAACGGTGATCTACCACCGGCATCTGCACCAACAGAGAATGCCGGTATTGAAGTTAATCGTGGCTCGTCGGCTAATGTACAGTTCCTTTGGGATGAAACAAACGATCGCTGGTCAACGAACAATCAGCCGTTTATTGCTGGTAATACTACAATTAGCGGCTTCGCTACTGTTTCATCTGCTCGTGGCGGCGTTGCAACACCAACAGCAGGGCAAAACAACTCTGCTCTATATGTTACTAACTCTGATACAGCATATGGTATTCTGTTTGGATCGGATCCCGCAACAGGTCAAGGCTTCATTCAGGCGCAGCGTACGGATGGTACAGCTACTACCTATAACCTAAGACTGAACCCAGCTGGCGGCGGCGTTGAGTTTGAAAATAATGTTCTTAAGGACTCAGTAACTACTACGACAACAGCTGTTACTCCTTTTGCACTTATTTCGCTACCTGCTGCAACATATGGATCGCTTGATGTTACTATTCAGGCCACTCAGGGCACAGAACGTGAACTATCAAGACTTGCTGTTACATCTAACTCATCTAACGCAATTTCGACTGAGTATGCAACATTGCTTACAAGCACGAATCTCTTTAGTGTTGAAACTGATCTAACGGGCGGTAATATTAGAGTTATGGTTACACCAGCATCTGCAACCTCAACAACGTTCAGAGCGTCGTATGAAGCTATTAGGGCTTAATAATGGCTATAGTTTATAATACGAGTATTGTTAGAGATGGTTTGGTGTTGCATTACGATTCTGTTAATGCAAAGGATGATACTGGTGTTAACGCATTAAAGAACTTAACCGGCAACTCTACATATAATGCAACAAGAAACCATACAAGTGGTACAACTACTGTTGAAGGTGTAACTTATAATAGAGTTGATTTAGCATATAAAGATACGACAGGTATAGTCTATAGCCCTAAACCGCCTCTTCTTGCAAATAAAGATAGTCCAACATATTACGGTCAGGGCGGCAATTGGTTTCAAGTAAATTATGATGTTGTATGGGGTACAGGCGATTTTACATGGATTGTCTGGGTATATTTTAATTCTCTCATTGGGGGAGGATTAACAGGCGACACAACTACACCATATATCTTAGACTGGAAAAGAAATAGTGCATATAATAGTTCATTCCAGCCCGGGACTGATGGTAAACCGATATTGAACTATCGAAGTACTGTGAGCCCTTTCACCACGACGTCTGTAACTTCAAATGTTGCTTTATATTCCACTGGAAAATGGAACTATATGTGTGTGAGGAGATCATCAGGTGTAGTCAACTTCTTTAATGGTACAACAAAATCATCGGATCTAAGTTTTACAATAAATTATGAAGTGGCAGATGATTTAGGTATAGGCTGGGGTGCTGATATTGACTATCAATGGAGAACACTCGACGGTATCATAGGTCCGATTCAAATTTATAGTCGCGCACTAAGTGATACAGAGATCCAACAAAACTTCGAAGCGATTCGGGGAAGGTATGGTGTATGAGTCTGGGTCATGGCGTTTTAATAACCCGTACTAATTTAAAGATGCTACTGGATCCAGCTAATGCTAAGTCATACCCGGGTTCAGGTTCAGCTATAACAGATATTACACGCAACGGGTTTAATGGTACGTTACAGAATTCACCTACCTTTAGTACAACTAATGGCGGCATATTAACATTTAACGGTACAAATCAATATGTGCAAGGCTCAGGATTTCCAATTGTACCTGGTACAGTATACACAAAGAACGTATGGTTTAATCTAGCTGCTACTGCTGATAATAATTTAATTAGTAGTGATAACGGCGGTCACTTTATGTACTTTAGCGGCTCATCTAAGATGTATTGTGGCCATACGGACTGGGGAAACTATCAAGCATATCAATCAACTGCATCATTCTCTAACGGTGTTTGGTATAATGCTTGTCTAACGTTTAGTACTACTAACGGATTCTCATTATACATTAACGGCGTATTAGACTCAACTTATACTGCATTAAAAACAGCTGTACCAGGTAACGGTAATGTCAATCTAGGTTCGTTTGGTGATGCAGGAGGCAACTATCTCAATGGTAGTATTGGTTATGCTGCTGTCTATAGTGGTGAGTTATCCGCCACTGAAGTTGCGCAAAACTTTAATGCTCTTAGAGGAAGGTTCGGAATCTAATGGCTGTCTTTGCTGGACCAGAGATTGTTAATGCTGATTTAGTGCTCAATATCGACGCAGCTAACATTAGATGTTATCCAGGATCAGGTAGTACCGTTACCGATTTGTCATCGGCTAAAACTAGTTTTTCTCTGTACGATACATCTGGATATATTGCAAGTGATAATGTATTTCGTTTTGTATATCAAGCAAACGGTACTGCTTCAAATTGGATAACAACAAGTAATTTTAATGCAATACCATCTGGCAATGTTTCAACTTTTTCGTATTGTGGTTTTGTTAAAGTTACAGACGCAAGCTCGAGCAGATGCTGGACATTTGATAATTTAAATGATGATACTAATAGTAGAATAAATTTTTATACTACCCCTAATGGGCCATCATTAGAGATTAATAACGTAGCAGGAAATGTACCTATTCTCCCAGGTGTAAACGCTTTAAATACATGGGCTTTTTACGCTTTAACAATAGAAAATTCAGGCATTACTTGGAATCTTTATCGATGGAATGCAAGCACTTCATCCTTACAATCTAATACCTCAACGGTAACTATACCCGGAACTATAGGGACACAAATAACATTTGGGAGAAGAGGGGCTGGAACGTTAAATTTCTGCGGTATGGATATGGGTATTCAATTAATGTATAATCGTACATTAAGTGTAACAGAGCTAACACAAATCTTTAATGCTTATCGTAGCCGCTACAGTTTATAAATACAATAAACCACCGGGAAAGTGAACTGTGGCCAACGATAAAAGTTTCATAATCAAAAATGGCGTTATAGTAGGTTCAACTGCTGCAATCAGTGCGGCAGGTGCTTGGGTTGGCTCGCAGACAAACGTAAAAGGATTTCAAGGTAATCTAGGAGCTACCGGCACAGCTGGTGCACCTGGGCTTCAAGGCACTCAAGGAGCTTTAGGAGCTCAAGGAGCAGTCGGCGCTCAAGGAGTACAGGGCCCTGCTGGTATTTCTCCTCCAGGTGCACAAGGCGCAGCCGGAGCTCAAGGCGCGGCTGGTGCCCAAGGAGCACAAGGGGCTCAGGGAGCACAAGGCGCACAAGGAGCCCAAGGCGCGGCTGGCGCGCAAGGCGCTGTCGGCGCTCAAGGCGTTGCTGGCGTTACCGGTGCAACTGGTGCACCTGGTGTCGCAGGTGTTATTGGCGCTCAAGGCGCGCCAGGGCCACCAGGAGCTCAAGGCGCTGTTGGCGCACAGGGAGCTGCAGGCGCTACCGGCGCCCCGGGCGCGCAAGGCGTACAAGGATCCCAAGGTGCGCAAGGTGCTCAGGGTACTCAAGGTGCTACCGGAGCCCCTGGTGCTCAAGGCGCTCAAGGGGTTCAAGGAGCAGTCGGCGCGCAAGGCGCTGATGGTCCAAGAGGTGTGCAGGGTGCACAGGGTGCGCAAGGGGCAGTCGGACGAAATGGCGCCCCAGGCGCACAAGGTGCCCAAGGCGCTGCAGGCGCTCAAGGACCTCAAGGACCTGCAGGTCCTCCGGGCCCAGAAGGTGTTGCAGGTGTTCAAGGTGCACAAGGCGCGCAAGGAGCGCAAGGGTTCCAAGGTGGTATATCAGGAGCTCGTGGTGTTCAAGGAGCACCAGGTGTACCAGGCTCAGCTGGCGTCCAAGGAGCTGCGGGTGTAGCAGGTGTTGCTGGTGCTCAAGGCCCGGCAGGCGTCGTTGGTACCACGGGTACAACCGGCGCAACAGGTGTAGCTGGCGCTCCGGGTGCTCAGGGCGCCCCGGGCGCTCAGGGAGCTTTAGGGCCGCAAGGAGCGGCAGGTGCGCAAGGTGCTACAGGAACTACAGGAGCCACCGGCGCGCAAGGTGCCCCTGGTGCTCAGGGAGCTGTAGGCGCTCAAGGTACTGCGCCAGTAGGAGCTCAAGGTCCAGCTGGAGCTACCGGAGCTCCAGGATCAACAGGGCCAGCTGGCGCCGCCGGAGCCCCGGGCGCTCAAGGAGCACAAGGTGCTCAAGGACCTCAAGGCCCAACCGGTGCGACTGGTGCACCTGGCGCCCAAGGCGCTCAGGGCGCAGCAGGTGCGCAAGGTACTGTAGGCGCACAAGGAACAGCTTCGGCTGTAGCTGGCGCTCCTGGTACCGCAGGACCCCCGGGTGCTCAAGGCCCTGCTTCTGCGGTTACAGGTCCACCCGGAACTGCAGGTCCTCCAGGTGCACCAGGTGCGCAAGGAGCCACCGGCCCAGCTGGTGCGCAAGGAACCGTTGGCTCTCAAGGAAGCAGCGGTTCACTTGGTACGCAAGCATCAGCCCTTGGTGTTAATACCGCAGCGGGGCCTACAGGTGATTTAAGAGCTACATCATCTATTACAGCATATTTTTCTGATGTAAGACTTAAAGATAAAATAGAATATATCAAGGACGCAGGTGATAGGCTTTATGCTCTTAACGGGGTATTTTACCGTCAAAACAAACTAGCTGAGAGATATGGATATCACGACTATAAAACTCAGGTAGGTGTGATTGCTCAAGAAGTTCAAAAAATATTACCAGAAGTCGTTAAGCCAGCTCCATTTGACGTTATTGGAAAAGATGAAAGTAAGTCAGGGCAATACTATCTAACAGTGCAATATGATAAGATCATTCCTTTGATAATAGAAACGATTAAAGAACAGCAGCATGAAATTGAAGAGCTGAAAGGATTACTAAATGGCGAATGATAAACCATTTGTAGTCAAGAACGGCGTTACCGTAGGCTCATCTCTGACTATTGATAGTGTCGGGGTTTGGCAAGGCCCGGCTTCTTCTTACATAGGATTTCAAGGCGCAGTTGGACCGCAGGGACCTGCTGGTGCGCAAGGCGCACAGGGCGCTGCAGGAGCACAAGGTACACAAGGCGCTCAAGGCGCCGGGGGCCGCCAAGGCGCTCAAGGAGCTCAAGGGGTACAGGGTGCTCAAGGCATTCAAGGAGCTCAAGGAGCTGCTGGTGCTCAAGGCGCGGCTGGCCTTCAGGGTGCACAAGGTACACAGGGTGTTCAAGGAGCTCAAGGGGCGGCAGGTATACAGGGTGCTCAAGGTACAGCACCTGTCGGCGCGCAAGGCGCACAGGGTGCGCAAGGCGCTCAAAACCCGAATCGTGGTCCTCAAGGGGTTCAGGGCGCACAAGGTACAGCGGGTGCGCAAGGGGCTCAAGGAGTACAGGGCGCTTTAGGAGCTCAAGGTATAGCTGGAGCTGCTGGTGCACCTGGCTCTGCGGGCGTACAAGGTGCGCAAGGTGCACAGGGAGCGCAAGGAGTTACAGGTACGCCAGGTGCGACAGGGGCGCTAGGTGCTCAAGGTTTTGTAGGTTTTGCAGGTGTACAAGGCGTTCAAGGCGCACAAGGAGCACAAGGCGCTCAAGGTGCTGCCGGCGCTCAAGGTGTTCAGGGACCTACAGGTGCTCAAGGAGCGCAAGGCCCTCAAGGCGCCCAAGGCAATCAAGGTGCGCGCGGCGTACAGGGGGTTCAAGGTGCTATTGGACCTCAGGGTCCTCAAGGTTTAGATGGATCGAATGGTGAACGTGGTCCGCAAGGTGCTCCAGGGGCTCAAGGAGCACAAGGCGCTCAAGGTGCGACTGGACCTCAAGGCGCTCAAGGCGCGACTGGACCACAGGGACCTGCAGGTGCTCAAGGTGCTCAGGGAGCTGCAGGTGCGCAAGGGGCGGTCGGCGCGCAAGGCGCTCAAGGGGCCCCTGGTGTTCAAGGAGCTCAAGGAGCTGTAGGCGCTCAAGGCGCCCAGGGCGTTACAGGTACAACAGGACCCGCGGGTGTGCAAGGCGCTACTGGCGCTCAAGGCGCACCAGGCGCCCAAGGAGTACAAGGAGCTCAAGGTGCTCCAGGGGCACAAGGCGCTCAAGGCGCACAAGGAGCTGCTGGCGCTCAAGGTGTTGCAGGTGTAGCTGGTCGACAGGGCGCGCAAGGTGCGCAAGGCGCTAGCGGAGCACAAGGGGTAACGGGAACAACCGGGCCTCCTGGTGTACCGGGGGCGCAAGGCGCAAGAGGTCCGCAAGGCCCAGCCGGTGCACAAGGACCAGCAGGTGCTCAAGGCGCAAGAGGCCCGCAAGGTCCTGCCGGTGCACAAGGACCAGCAGGTGCTCAAGGCGCGCAAGGCGCAAGAGGTCCGCAAGGACCTACAGGCGCTCCAGGGGCACAAGGCTCGTCTGGTACAACATCTACACCTAACGTCTCAGCGCTAGGTATTAACGCTTCTGTAGGCCCAACTGGTACTATTCAAGCATCCGGAGATATAATTTCTTTCTATTCAGATAGAAGACTAAAGAAGAATATCGTACCTATTGAGAATGCTCTAGAGAAAATTACTTCTCTAACCGGCATATATTTCACACAGAATAAGTATGCTGAGAAATATGGATATAACGATTATTCTAGACATGTTGGGGTAATTGCACAGCAAGTTGAAGTGTTTATTCCGGAAATTATTAAACCGGCACCGTTTGATGTTGATGAAAACGGTAACAGTAGATCAGGTTTAAATTTCGTTACAGTACAGTATGAACGCCTTGTACCTATTATAGTACAGGCGATTAAAGAGCAGCAACAAGAAATACAGATGCTCTTAAAGAAGTTAGAGGAAAGAAACGGTGGCTAACGATAAAGATTTTGTCGTAAAGAATGGTATTACTATAGGTAGCCAAGCGGTTATTGACTCTAACGCTGTGTGGGTTGGCTCACAAGCTAATATTAAGGGTCCTCAAGGTCCACAAGGAGCCCAGGGGGCTCAGGGCGCGGTAGGTGCACAAGGCGCGGTTGGAGCACCGGGCGCGCAGGGGGTAGCTGGTGTTCAAGGTGCTATCGGTCCTCAAGGTGTTCAAGGCGTAACCGGCGCAACAGGTGTTGCTGGTGCACCGGGAGTTGCAGGTACTCAGGGCCCAGCTGGTATTCAAGGGCCAGCAGGGCTGGCTGGTATAGCAGGAACAGCAGGAGTTCAGGGCGCAGTTGGTGCCCAGGGTAGACAAGGCGCCCAAGGAGCTCAAGGAGCCCAGGGGGTACAAGGTGTACAGGGTGCTGCAGGCGATTTAGGATTTGCAGGTGTACAAGGGGTTGCTGGCGCGCAAGGAGCTGCAGGGGTACAGGGGGTCGCTGGTGCACAAGGCGCTCAAGGTACAGCTCCGGTAGGTGCTCAAGGCGCAAGTGGTGCTCAGGGTGTAGCAGGCGCGCAAGGCCGTGCTGGTCTACCCGGAGCCCAAGGTGCTCAAGGGCCTCAGGGCGCGCAAGGTGCCCAAGGGCCCGCGGGCGCTGATGGCGCCCAGGGTGTGCAAGGCGCTGCTGGTGTTCAAGGCGCAGTGGGTGCTCAAGGTCGTACCGGCGCTTCACCTATCGGTGTACCAGGTTTTCAAGGGGTACAGGGCGCTCAAGGACTAGCTGGTGTTGATGGTGCACGTGGTCCTCAGGGGGTGCAAGGTGCTCAGGGCACTCAGGGCCCTCAAGGTGTTCAAGGTTTACAGGGTGCGGTCGGCGCGCAAGGCGTTCAGGGCGTTCAAGGCGCAGTTGGCGCTCAGGGTAGACAAGGAACGCAAGGAGCGCAAGGCGTTCAAGGTGCTCAGGGAGCAACGGGTGTTACAGGCCCAGCTGGGGTTCAAGGTGCAGCATCATCTGTTACGGGTCCTCCAGGAGCTCAGGGTGTGCAAGGCGCTCTTGGCGCACAAGGTCGCGCTGGGCCGCCTGGTGCACAAGGACCTGCTGGAGCGCAAGGAGCGGCTGGTGCAACAGGACCTACTGGAGCTCCTGGTGTTCAAGGTGCTAGCGGCCCTCCAGGTGCTCAAGGCGTACAGGGTGCTACCGGTGCACCCGGCGCGCAAGGCGCTGTTGGATCGCCCGGTCCTGCAGGCGTACAAGGCGCTGTTGGAGCTACCGGTCCAGCAGGACCTCCGGGTGCGCAGGGGCCAGCTGGTGCACAAGGACCAGCCGGCGCTCAAGGTTTTCAAGGCGCTCCAGGCGCACAAGGAGCTGCGGGACCGACTGGTGCTCCGGGGTTCCAAGGCGCCCCTGGCGCGCAAGGATCAGTTGGCGCTCAAGGTGTAGCGGGCGCACAGGGCTTCCAGGGTGCGGCTGGCGCTCAAGGACCCACTGGTCCAGCTCCTACCCAAGTAGCCGCATTAGGGGTTAATACATCCGCGGGTCCGACGGGCACTGTACAAGCTACTAGCAATATCACAGGTGGACTCTCAGATAAAAGACTCAAAGATATTATCGGAAATATTGAAAACGCGCTGGAAATGCTTGATAATATTACGGGAGTATACTATCAACAGAATGAATTAGCCGTTAAATTAGGTTATCCTATAGATGAATCAAATCATGTAGGTCTTATCGCGCAAGAAGTACAGAAGATACTACCTGAAGTAATTCGAACTGCGCCATTTGACGCAGATAAATATAACAATAGTAAGTCTGGCGAACAGTACTTAACTGTTATCTATGAAAAGCTTGTACCGCTATTGATCGAAGCACTAAAAGAGCAAAAGAATCAGATAGAGTACATTAAATCAAAATTGTGAGGTTATTATGAAAGGTGAATGGTGTTACTTCAGACAGTATCTGAGTAAAGAAGATTGTGATGAGATTGTACAAAATGCTCTAACAATTGAACCTCAGCAGGCTGTTCTTGGTGCTCATGGCACGCATCTAGACGTAAATTTAGAATATCGTAGGTCGCTAGTACGCTTTATTAATAAAGGTGACTGGCGTTTTCAGAAGCTCTTTGATGTTCTTTGGAAGACTGCTATCGAAGCTAATAACGATTTCTTCAATATTCATATTACAAAGCTAGACTATATTCAGTTCGCTGAATATGACGAAGCTTATCAGGGCGAATACAAAGATCACCATGACGTGTTCTGGCTTAACGATGACCCCTTCTACCACAGAAAGCTCTCATGCATTATTCAGCTCACGGATCCTAGTGAGTATGAAGGTTGCGATCTAGAGTTTATTGATACGGCTTTCTTCCCTCCAGCAAACGAGCTTCGTGAACAAGGTACTATTACTTTCTTCCCGTCCTTCTTCCGTCACAGAGCTACACCAATTATTCGTGGTAAGCGCTATTCTATTGCGGCTTGGTTTGACGGGCCAAAGTGGAGATAACATGTTCGTACACTATAACGAACCGTTTGACCATTGGGTCATGGATGACTTTCAGGACGAAGAGTTAGCTAAAAAGCTTTCGCAAGACTTTATTGACTTTCAAAATAAAGACTGGTACGAATATAACAATCCTCTAGAAGTTAAGAAGACGCTCAATAACTGGTGGGATTTTCCTCCCACCACGTATCGCTTTATTGAGTATCTTAACTCACCAGAATTTATTCAAAAGCTTGAAGAAGTAACCGGTATTAAAGGTCTTCATCCCGATCCAGGGCTGCATGGCGCTGGCTGGCATATTCATGGCCGCGGCGGTAAGCTTAATGTGCATCTAGATTATTCCATTCACCCTAAATTAATGCTGGAACGTAGACTGAATTTAATCTATTATCTTTCTGAAGACTGGGATCCGGAGTGGGGTGGTAATCTAGAATTTTGGAAGGGTACTAGTAGAAAAGCAGCTACGAGGGTTAAGGCTGTTGATTGCAAATTCAATAGAGCAGTTCTGTTTGATACCACTCAGAATTCTTGGCACGGATTTCCGGATAGACTAACTTGCCCAGAAAATCAATACAGAAAATCTATTGCTATGTATTATCTGGTTGCCCCTCAATATACCGCTGACCCAGATAGAAAGCGCGCTCTCTATGCGCCGTCTAAAGAGCAAGAGCAAGATCCAGAGATTTTACAACTTATTGAATCGAGAGTAAAAATATAATGCCAACATGCGAATATCAAATTATCGATATTATTAACAACCTCGGCATTGGAGACGTTGATAATAACGGTACAGATAAGATCTCTATTCACACATATGATAGAGCTTACGGCCCTGTACTAAATCGTTTCAAGGATAAGGAAGGAAATCTTCTTGAGATCGGCACACGCTTTGGTGCATCTGCCGTTCTTTGGCGTCATTTGCTTCCTAAGTTTAAGATCGATATCATTGATAACGAGCCGGAAAACTTCCATGCACCCTATGGTGAAGGATTATACGATACTACGTTTACAGGCGGTGACGCTTATAAGCAAGAAAGTGTTGATTACTTTAGGAATATCAGACCGGAAGGTTATGATGTCATTATCGATGATGGGCCGCATACTCTGGAAAGTCAGATCTATACTGTTGATTTCTATACCGAGCTGCTCAAGCCTGGCGGTATTATTGTTATCGAAGATATTGATTCAACAGAAAATCTACAAGAATTAATCTCGCGTATTCCTGCTGGCTTTACCTATCATACATTTGACCTGAGAGGGATTAAAGGCCGTTACGATGATATTGCGCTAGTTATACGCAAGAAGAAGCTTAAGCGCGAAGCTAAGATTGTCATGATCGCTATGTTTAAGAATGAAGCACCGGTACTTCGCCGTATGCTTGATTCCACGCTTGGTTATTGCGACTATTATGTCATGCAGAATAACGGCTCTGATGATGGATCAGACGAAATCGCTAGACAGTTTCTAGAAGAAAATAACCTAGATGGCGAAATCTACTTCTGCGAAGAAGGGTGGCAAGGGTTCGGCTGGAATAGAGATCATCTAATTCGCTATTGTCAAGAGAAAACTAATCATGGATGTGATTGGATTCTTAAGATGGACTGCGATGAGATTCTAGAAGTAGATGAAAACTTCGACTGGTCGCTAATCGAAGATTATGAAACACCAGGCTTCCATATTACAGCTGTCACTGGTACTACCTCATATCATAGATGCTGGATGTGGAATGCCAGAATGCCCTGGGGATTCAATCACGACCCATGCCATGAAACTATCTACCATCAGGTAATTGGCGAAGGGTTTGAGCGCGTTGATCTACCTAAGAGTATTAGACAGATTGGTCTTAACGAAGGTCAGTCATGGTCTAATCCAACCAAGTTCGTTACCGACTCGCTTGTACTAGAAGAGAAGCTTATTTCCGAAGGCAATATGCTAGAAGAACATAAGCAATATCACTTCTGGTATATTGGTAAGTCGTATTTTGATGCTCATACCTGCTTCACATTCCCTCTCGGTAAGATACATCAGAGAGAGTATGCGCGTAGATCTATTTGGTATTTCAACGAATGGATTAGCCACGTCTATAAGAATAAGCCAATCGGCTTTGACGAATCAGCCTACAATGCTCTTATTTTCTCAGCGGAAGCTAGACGTTTTCTTGATGAATGGGAAGAAGCTATTGTCTCATACAAGCAAGCCGAGCCGTTTGCCCCTGTCCGTAATGACCACTTAATCGGTCTGGCTCAGTGCTATGAGCATCTCAAGCAATACGACAAGATGCTGGAAGTAACTCAAAGACTTTTAAGCCCAGAACGTACTAATCCGTTCCCCCATAGCGCTTCGTTTATTAACAACGAACACTATTATGATACCGGCACACTTCCAGCTAGATTGTATGAGCAAGCTCTAGAGCATCTAAGAAGAGAGGAAGAGAAGCCCAAGCTTCCGTTCTTTATTAATGTTAAGCCCGCTCTTACTAAGCGTCTTTTTGTTGTAGACAATTTCTACTCCAATCCAGATGAGATTCGTAACTATGCTCTTACGCAAGTAGAGTATGAACAGGATCTCAGATGGTACAAGGGTATGAGATCGAAGACTACATATCGCGCTGAAGGTACTAAAGAAGCGTTTGAACATATAATCGGCCAGAAGATTGTCGATTTCGATTCTTGTTACAACGGTGTCTTCCAACTTATGATGTCATCTGATCCTCAAGTTTATCACTATGACGTTCAGAGATGGGCTGCTATGATCTACCTAACCCCTAACGCACCTCTAGAGTCAGGAACGCGCTTGCATAAATCATTAATCAACGGTACAAGACATAGAGATGAACCGGATGCTGACTTTGCATTCCAAGGTGACTTCTATGACTCTACTAAGTTTGATATCGCCGATGCTGCTGGTAATGTCTATAATAGACTGGTTATTATGGATGCTGGCAGCTTCCATTCTGCTGGTCCTTATTTTGGCAATTCCATGGAAACCGGCAGACTCACCCACCTTTTCTTCTTTGATTGACTATGATTACGAACCCTGACATAACCTCAAGCGTTAGTACCGCTTACAAGCTAGCCTATCCATATCCCTATATTGTGATAGATAACTTTTTAGATGAATATTTTCTCGCAAAAGTGAAAGAAGAGATTGATCTTTTTCAGCATTGGTACTATGATCCAAATAGTTACGTAACATCTGAGCAAGTTAATAAGCAGTTCGCTCCCTATTCGTTTGACGAAGAGAGTATGACTAGCTTTAAAACTACTCTACCGCTTACTAATATTATTATTGACTATTTTTATTCTCAAGAAGGGCTAAAGTATCTTGAAAAGCTAACCGGTATTGAGGGATTGATGGGCGATCCCGACCTGATGGGCGGTGGTATACATAGAATACATGCTGGAGGTAAGCTAGATATACATGCTGATTTTAATTTGCAGCCTAATAGAAATGTATGGCGTCGAATTAATCTCCTGCTTTACCTAAATAAAGATTGGCAGGATGAATGGGGTGGTCATTTAGAGCTCTGGGATAAAGATCTATCTAAATGCTGCGTTAAGATTGCTCCTGAATTCAATCGTGTAGCAATTTTTAATATTACAGATGATGCTTACCATGGACATCCTTATCCGATGACATCGCCACCAGGCGTTACAAGAGACTCTATCGCGTTATATTTTTATACACAAGATAGACCTGAACACGAAAAAGCACCTTTCCATCCAGTTCTCTGGAAGAAAATATAAAGGAACTTAAATGAAGACAGTTTTAGACGAGAATAATGTATCAGTGCATTTATGGTGTGACGAGGATACACCTGTACTGACACCGGAAGGGCTATACTTTAATGATAACCTTGATGATCCTCTGCTAACTGATTCAAATGCGCAGATCGTTGAAAACGTGACGCCACCAGAAGACTGGTATGGTAGAAAGTATTGTTATGTGGACGGTCAATGGGAAATCAATCCTAACGACCCCACTGTGAACATTTAAAATAGAGAGTTCTATATTATGAAATTTTCGATTATTACACCTGAGCACGATCCCGCTAACATTCCATTCCTGATGGAGCTGTTCGAAAGCATTGTGTGTCAAACACATCAGGATTGGGAGTGGGTTCTTTATCTTAATGGTAAATGCCAGTTCGATCATATTCCTGAAGTGATTAAGAATCACCCTAAGGTTGAACTTTATCGCCAGGAAGAAGATAACAAGAACATTGGCCATATTAAGAACAAAGCATTCCATCTAGGAACTGGTGATGTTCTGGTTGAAGTTGACCATGACGATCAGATCACTCCTAATTGCCTGGAAGAGCTTAACAAAGCTTTCGAAGATGAAAGTATAGGCTTTGTTTACAGCGACGCCGCAATTCTTCATATGAATGATGAATTTGTGCCATTCAATCCAGCTTACGGGTGGACTTATAGAACGTTTAATTGGAAGGGTAAAGAACTCTATTCCATGAATTCGTTTGCGCCAACTTCTCATGCTGTCGCTTTTATTTGGTATGCACCAGACCATGTTAGAGCTTGGAGAGCATCTACCTATCGCGCAATCGGCGGACACAATCCAGAACTTTCGGTATGTGACGATCATGAATTAATGCTCCGTACGTATCTCGAAACTACTATGAAGCATGTACCGGAAGTGCTTTACATTTATCGCATTACCGGTGATAATACATGGCTTGAGCGTAATGAGCAGATTCAGCATATGACTGTTGATCTGTTCCATCACTACGGTAGAGCAATTGCTGAGCGTGATGCCGATATGAAGGGTCTACTGAAGGTAGATATCGGCGGTGGTCTTAATCCTTATCCAGGTTATATCACTGTTGATACACGCGAGCATGCTGATCATGTGCACGATTTGAACGATGGTATACCTCTTCCTGATAACTCAGTTGGCGTTCTAAACGCTTCTCATATTCTTGAGCATCTTCACGACAAGCATAAGATTATGTCGGAAATCCATCGCGTGCTAGCGCACGGCGGGTGGGCTTTTATTGAAATCCCGTCTACCGATGGCCGCGGTGCATTCCAAGACCCTACTCACGTTTCCTATTGGAATGAAAACTCTTTCTTGTACTATACTGATAAATACCTGGCTGACTTCATTGATAATGATACTGTGAAATTCCAGGAGTTCAGAAAGCAAACATGGTATCCAAATGAGTGGATGCAGAACTTAGGTGTATTGGTTACTACGGCATGGCTCGTAGCTGTTAAGGATGATAATGTTCGGCTCCCTCATTTGCTAAAATTCTAAGAGGTAAAGCTGATGGCACTGCCAGCTTCTGGTACAATATCATTTAACGACATACAAACTGAATTTGGTGGTTCTAATCCTATCGGGCTGGAAGAATATTACCGTACGGGTACACCAGGTTTTAATACTAGTATACCAACATCTGGTCAGATTGCGATTAGTAATTTTTACAGCACTCAAGCTGTTCAAATTACTGATAATTCCTTTTATTCTCTCAACCCAGATCCTGCATATGCAACTTTTTTTGTTACTTCAGGGGGTAAGATACAGTTCTCAGCCGAAGATAATGGCGCAACCCCCCAGGACATTGAGTCATGGTATGGCGGAGTTGGATCAGGTATTACTAGCTATGAGGTTAAAGTTGACGTCACGAGCGGCACGGTTCTCGGCGACTCTACAGGCGCTTGGTTAGCGTTATCAGGAGGAACTAGATCATGGTATGTTGTAACGCAGTTTCCATTCGACTCACAAGTAGCCTCTTTCACTGTTTCGCTGCGTAGAACAGGGGGCTCTGTACTTGATACAGCTTCCATTACAATACAGGCCGATTCATTCTGATTGATATTTCAATGCAGATCACAGGATCCTGATTTATATAAATAAAATAAAACAATCAGGATGATGCTATGGCCGTTCCAACTTCAAGAGAAGAATTCAAAGAGTATTGCCTACGTAAGCTAGGTAAGCCTGTTATTGAAATTAACGTCGATGATGATCAGGTAGAAGATCGCATTGATGAATCGCTGCGTTATTACTGGGATTATCACTTCGATGGTTCCGATAAAATTTACTATAAGCATCAGGTAACAGAGCAGAATAAGACTGACAGATATATTATTCTTCCAGAGAATATTATCGGCGCAGTTCGCGTTTTCCCTATTGCTGATCCTATGGTTCGCTCTGACGACCTGTTTAATATCCGCTATCAGATAGCACTCAACGATCTCTATACACTCACATCTGTCTCTATGGTCCCATATTATATGGTCATGGAGCATTTGGCGTTGATAACAGAAATGCTCGTTGGCCAGCAACCAATCAGATATTCAAGACATAAGAACCGCGTCTATGTAGATATGGACTGGGGTATGATTAATGTTGGCGAGTTTCTGCTTATTGAAGCATATGAAGTACTCGACCCTGAAATCTGGGATCAGGTATGGTCTGATCGCTGGCTACAAAATTATACTACAGCAAAGATTAAATATCAGTGGGGCTCAAACCTAACTAAGTTTTCTGGTATGAATCTACCAGGCGGTGTGCAATTCAATGGCGAAAAGATTCTTAACGACGCACAAGAAGAGATACAAAAGTTCGAACAAGAAATGATTTCGTCGTATTCGTTACCTGTCTCTGATATGATAGGCTAATATATGCCAAACCTGTTCTTTAATAATTTTAATAGCTACTCTGAACAATCTTTAATTGAAGATCTCGTATGTGAGAGTCTTTCAATCTATGGGCATACCGTTTATTATCTTCCACGTGAGATAGTTAAGAAGGATGAAATTTGGTCAGAAGACTCGCTATCTTATTATAGAACGGCCTTTGAGTTTGACATGTATATCAAGTCGTACGATTCGTATGAAGGTGATGGAACATTCCTATCCAAGTTTAATCTAGAAGTTAGAGATCAAGTTACCTTTACAGTAGCTCGTCGAGTATTCGGTAACGAGATTGCTACACAGCGACCTGACATTCAGAGACCACGTGAGGGTGATCTAGTATATTCTACGATGATGAAGCGTATCTTTGTCATCAAGTATGTTAGCAGCACAGCCATCTATTACCAGATGGGTGATCTACAGACCTGGGATGTTGTTTGCGAAGTTTGGGAATACTCTAACGAGCGCTTTGATACAGGCGTTGATGAGATTGATTCGATCGAGACTTCATACTCGGTTTCGAATGTCTACGCTAATACAGACTACGAAGCTGCTATGCTGGACGTTTATGCACAAAATCAGGAATTTCAGGAAGCGGGCGCTAGTATTCTAGACTGGTCTACTGTTGATCCATTCAGTGAGGGTTCAGTATAATGTTTGGAACAACATTTGGTCACGGTACATTACGCAAATATGTTATTTACTTCGGTACGCTATTTAATAACATTTGGCTGAAGCGTTTCGATAACGCGGGTAATCTTATTCAGACGTCTAAAGTTCCACTTAACTATGGCCCACGCGAAAAGTTCTTAGCAAGGCTTGACGGGAACCCAGATTTACAACGCCCTATTGCTCTTCAGCTTCCAAGAATGACTTTCGAAATGACAGGTCTCTATTATGATCCGTCGAGAAAGCTAAACGCGGTTAATAAGACTACAGCGCCTGTACCCGGCGAAATCGGCCAGACTCGCTGGCAGTATCAACCTGTACCATACAATATTGACTTTGCATTATCAATTATGGTTAAGAATATTGAAGACGGTACATATATCGTCGAACAGATTCTACCATATTTTAACCCTGTCTGGACAGCAACGCTTAATTTAAACACAGACCTTAATCAAAGACACGATATACCTATTACACTCGATAATATTGTTTGCGATGATACCTACGAAGGTGACTTCGTAAATAGAAGAGCTGTTATCTGGACGCTTAACTTTACCATGAAGGGCTACTTCTTTGGTCCAACTAATCAAGCAAACGGTCTTATTATTAGAGATATCGACGTCAATCTGCGTACACCTGGAGAAGGTATCTCCATACCGAACGCCAATGCAACAAATACCAGCTACGTTCTAAACGTTAATATTAAGCCCGGGCAGACCGCTAATGGTGAGCCGCTAACATATTATGAAAACACAAGGCTGCATACATATCAGATATCCGGTGCTACTGGTGTATTCGATCCTACTGAGCAGGTATATGTAGATGGTGATAATTATTTCTACGTATCGTCCAGTAACTCGACAGTTGTAACTGCTAGAAATATTACCGGCAATGTATCCAACGGCGTGACAATTACAGGTGCTAATAGCGGCTATCAAGCAACTATCACATCTATATCTGTAGCACCGGAAGATTCGGTTAACAATCTAATAATTGCTGCTAATAGCGATTATGGATTCATATTTGATATAACAGAGAATTTCTAATGACTAAACAATTAGATGATGCGCTAGGGCTGAGTTCAGTTCCAGCGATCTATGACGACGAAAAAGAAAACCTACCAGCGGTAGTCAGCGAGCAAGCTGATGATGATGTAGATGCAGCTCGTACTGGTTTATATGACGCTCTCTCACTAAGTCAGCAAGCTGTGCAGGATATGCTAGCCATCGCTCAGCAATCTCAGCATCCTAAAGCATACGAAATATTAAACTCATCTATTAAGACAATGGCTGATATTAGTATGGGTCTTGCTGAGCTGCAACTTAAAAAGCAGCGCCTGAATAAAGGTTCAGGGCAGCCAACTGGTGACGGTAATGTCACTAATAATCTCTTTGTTGGTTCAACAGCAGAGCTTCAACAGATGCTCGAGGATATGAAGAATGGCAATACCAACAGTTGATAGAGGCTATAATGGTAATCCTCTTCTAAAGAAATCTAGAAAGAAGATTGCCTGGACTCAAGAGCAAGTTCAAGAGTGGCTCAAGTGTGCTCAGGATCCAATTTACTTCGCTGAAAAATATATTAAGATTGTTCACGTCGATCACGGCTTTATTCCGATTAGGTTATATGAATATCAAAAAGAAATCATTCAAAAAATCACTAATAATAGACGTGTTACTGTTGTTACTTCCCGTCAGGCTGGTAAGACTACTACAGCTGCTGCGGTTATTCTCCATTATATTCTCTTCAATGACCACAAGACGGTAGCACTTCTCGCTAACAAAGGCGATGCGGCTCGTGAAATTCTCGACCGTATTAAAGCGGCTTACGAAGCTCTTCCTGATTGGCTGCAGCAGGGTGTTGAAGAATGGAACAAGGGTAACATCACTCTTGAGAATGGTTGTAAAGTTCTCGCTGCTGCTACATCCTCATCCGCTATTCGTGGTAAATCTATTTCGCTACTATACATCGACGAAGCTGCGTTCGTTGAAGGCTGGGATGAGTTCTTCGCTTCCGTTTATCCTACCATTTCATCTGGTGATACAACCAAGATTCTATTCACATCTACACCAAACGGTCTGAACCACTTCTATAAGACCTGTGAGGGTGCATCTAAGCCTAGAGAGTCTAAGGAATGGAATGGCTTTGAGTTCGTTCGTGTGCCATGGTTTGAAGTACCTGGCCGTGATGAGAAGTGGAAGAATGAAACTCTCGCAGCCATGGATTGGGACTACGAGAAGTTCGCTCAGGAATTCGAATGCGAGTTCCTTGGTTCTTCTGGAACTCTAATCTCTGGCGCTGTACTTAAGACACTAGTATCTAAGGTTCCTATCTCAGATAGAGAAGGATTAACAATATACGAAGAGCCTGTTAAAGGCAATCAATATGCAATCTCTGCTGACGTCTCTAGAGGTAAAGGACTAGACTATTCTGCTTTCCAGGTCATAGACGTCACTCAAATGCCTTATAAGCAGGTGTGTGTATACAGAAATAATCTTGCTACACCGCTAGATTATTCTGGAACTTTACATAGACTAGGTAAGGCATATAACTACGCAGCTATTCTAGTTGAAAATAACGATGCTGGAATACAAGTAGTAGATTCATTACACTATGATTATGAATATGAGAATATCATATACACAGAAAATGCTGGTGCCAGCGGTAAGAGAATTACTGCTGGCTTCGCTGGTAGAACTAAAGAGCGTGGAGTAAGAACAACTAAGACTGTTAAAGGTATTGGCTGTTCTATGCTTAAGCTTCTTGTAGAACAATACCAGCTTATTATTAACGATCATCAGACTATTTTCGAGCTTTCTAGATTCTCCCGCAAGGGTACATCATACGAAGCGGAAGATGGTTGCAACGATGACTTGGTCATGTCTTTAGTATTATTTGCATGGATGTCAGATCAACAATATTTCAAAGATCTGACAAATATCAACACTCTTCAGAAGCTTCGTGATAAGACAGATGAGGAGTTAGAGAATGATATGTTTAGTTTCTTTATGGACGATGGTCAACCCGAGCCAGATGTACCCGCTGTTATCGATTTAACGGACAGCGAGAGTATGATGGCCAATAGAGAGTACCAGTTCTTCTAATATCGAAATTTATAAATAACCGGTATAATAATGCAAATTAACCCCTTTAAAGGAGAGCTAAATGGCCGTTCAGAATTTTGGATCCGGTGGCGGAGGATTTCAGCTTAGCCCTGGTGTAAATATCTCAGAAGTAGATCTTACTACTGTTACACCAGCTGTTGACACAACTGTAGGTGCTTTTGCTGGCGTGTTTCGCTGGGGCCCTGTCAACGAGAGAGTCCTCGTAACATCAGAAAATGACCTTGTTGCTAAGTGTGGTAAGCCAACATCGATCAACCCAGAAACATTTTTCACCGCAGCAAACTTCCTAGCGTATTCGAATGCGCTTTACTTAGTTCGTGCTGCTAATACTGTTGCACAATTCGCTGCTATTGGCGGAAGCACTGCCATAGGTGGTCTAAAGGCAATTACTGTCGCGACTGCTGGTAGCCTGTATTCTAATGCTGATACCTTTACTATTCAAGCAGGTACTGGTGGTGCAAACTCAACCGGTAATGTTGTAACAAATGCTTCTGGTAATCTAGTATCTTACTCGGTAACAAGCTTCGGCTCGGGTATTACTAATACTGCAGTAACAATTACAACTTCCACAGGTACAGGTGGCGCTCTCACAGCAACGGTTGTTAGCTCAACAGCTGCATATACAGTATTCAACAATGATGAATACGAAACCAAGTCGTCGGGTTGGACAGGCACAGGTACACAGTATATCGCACGCTGGGCAGGTGCATTAGGTAATTCACTTAAGGTTTCGGTCTGCGAAAACGCAAATCAATACACTTCTACTACAGACGTCACTGCTCTTACATACACTCTAGGTACACCGGCGGGCGGTGCGCAGGGTAACACAGCTCCATTTGACGGCGCTAATACAGGGCTTGTAATTAATGTTGGAAGCACTACAGGTACACTAACACTAGACGGTGGTCTTTCGAGCTCAGGTTATGACGCGGGCGGTACAATCTATAAAGCAAATAGCGCGGCTAACTTCCTAGGAACTATCACAGCAGTTGCTGATAGCTTTGCTCTGGGTGATTATATCACTGTTAGCGCAGGCGGAGGTACACAGTCTCTTAAGATTACAAGCAAGACTGCAAGCACATTCGGTGTTGTCAACAACGGTATTGGTATAATTACATTCACATTCGATCAGCCTCTAAAGCTGGCTGCTGATGTGGCAACAGAAACTGTACAGCGTAACTGGGAGTACTTCTCGCAAGTTAACGGTGCACCAGGTCGTTCCGACTATGTCTCGGTTAACGGCAACACCGCACTTCAGATTGGCAACACAACAGTACAGAATGACGAAGTACACGTTGTTGTAGTTGACGAAGACGGCGAGTTCACAGGCAACCCAGGTGCTGTTCTGGAAGTCTGGGAGAGCCTATCACGTGCAACAGACGCTAAGCTTTCTGACGGTACTTCAAACTACTACAAGACAATAATCAACGAGCGTTCTGGCTTCGTTTGGGCTGCTGATGATCGTGCAACAGCTCGTTCTAACACCGCTCTTAACGTTGCTAGCGCGACTGGTTCGGCTCCGCTGACAACATCTCTAAGCGGCGGTGTCGATCAGTCTGAGACCGAAGTTGCATTCACAGCAATTGCAACAGCTTATGACAAGTTTGTGTCGCCAGAAGATATCGATATCTCGCTTGTACTAACAGGCGCTCCACGTGGTGGTACACATGGCGAGCAACTACCAAATTATCTAATTGATAATCTTGCAGAAACTCGTAAGGATTGCGTTGTATTCGTATCACCTGCTAAGGCAGATGTCGTAAATGCAGCATCACCTGAAACAAACGTTGTTGAGTTCCGCAATGCAGTGCGCTCATCTTCGTACGCGTTTATGGATTCTGGCTACAAGCAACAGTACGACAAGTACAACGACCTTTATCGTTGGGTACCAATGAACGGCGACGTCGCAGGTCTCTGTGTTCGTACCGATAGCACCCGCGATCCATGGTTCTCACCAGCTGGTTCGTCGCGTGGTCAGATTAAGAATGTTATTAAGCTAGCATTCAATCCAAACAAGGCTCAGAGAGATTACCTCTACAAGAACGGTGTCAACCCTGTAATTTCACAGCAGGGTGAAGGTACACTTCTATTTGGTGATAAGACGCTACTCGCAAGACCAAGCGCTTTCGATCGTATTAACGTACGTAGACTATTCATCACACTTGAAAAAGCTATCTCGACCGCAGCAAAGTCCTTCTTGTTTGAATTCAACGATGAATTTACACGCGCTCAGTTCCGTAACCTCGTAGAGCCATTCCTCCGCGATGTTCAGGGCCGCCGTGGTATCTACGACTTCAAGGTAGTTTGCGATGAGACCAATAACACACCTGAAGTTATTGATGCAAATAGATTCGTCGGTGATATCTACATTAAGCCTGCAAGATCGATCAACTACATCCAGCTCAACTTCGTAGCTGTACGTAGCGGCATCGAATTCTCCGAGATCGTTGGCTAATATAAATAAAAAGATAAAGGAGAAAACTTAAGATGGCTTATTCAATTAACGATATCAGAGCAAATCTAAGACTTGGTGGGGCAAGACCTACACTCTTCCGAGTGCAGCTTACCTCACCGGGTAACATCGGTATCGATCTATCTGTTTCCGAATTCATGATCCAGGCATCATCCCTGCCTGGATCTACAATTGCTCCTATCGAAATTCCTTACTTCGGCCGTAAGGTTCGAATCGCAGGGGATAGAACATTTGAGCCTTGGTCGG